CAATTACCTTCTTTTTTATACACATATACAAAGCCTACATTGGCTGCGAGAATCGTATCTCTGGCTTTCATATTCCTATAGTAGAGATTCCCCTGTGCAAGCATTGCTCTCTGCGCAGAATATTTGCGCCAAAACGCTTTAGTCCATAGAGAAAAATTGTTATTTAAAAATAGACTGTTAATTTCACCAGTCAAGCTCTCCTGCCCATTTTTGCCGTCTCGACCAAGAGTATAATTGTAATCTTCATATTGAATTACAAATTTTCCACCGGGGATAAGAACCCTTTTACATTCTGCAATTACCAATCCAAGAAGATAATAATATTCATCATATGTTTCGCAATTTGATAAATCACATGGGTCATTGCTATACACTCTTAAATTGTGATAGGGGGGGGATGTAATAATCAGATGAACACTTTCATCAGGAAGTTTCTTCAATTCCTTTAAACAATCCCCGTTAATCCATTGGTTTGTTATTTTCATTTCTATACCTTTCTTAAAAACATTATGTGTGTTATTCTATCTTATTTTTAAAATCTAAAAATTAAAGCAATTTTCTGCCGCACTTCGGACAGAACTTTGCATTTACCAAGTCAAATTGACCTTGTACTTTTGGCTTACACGAATTATATAACAGACAATCGCATTTGGAACATCGCATTGTCGTTATTCCGCTCTTCTTGAAGATTTTTTTTAACGACACCTTATCGTTTAAATTACCTTCATCTTTCCTCTTGTAAAGTTCACACATTTTGGAATATGTAGTCCAGCAAATCCAAGCATTGCAATCGGCGCAATAAATACCGATTCTTCTACCGCTTGGTTTTGCATAAACTCTGATGCATCCGCATTTTTCGCATTTGTAATCCAAACTATCGCTCCCTACGAAATCTTTTTTAATGCTCTATTTTTTATTGTACTACTGCTATTTATATTTTCCCAATTTAAACAAGACCAAGACCTTTTGACTTTTATAGCGTGAATTGTGGAGCAAGATACATCATATAATTTTGACAAATATGTTTGCGAATGTCCGCAGGTTAAAAGATATATAATTTCTTCAACCTCATTTTGTTTGAGTTTAGCATAATTATTTGACTCTCCGGTTTGAGCAATTCTCATATTTTTGGTGTCTTTAACTTTTGTTCCAGTTAAGATTTGAGAATGCCTTTTTCTTTCATCTTCTGACCAAACTCGCCTTCGGCTTGATTCCCAAGCCTTTTCTAATGTTTTCTTCGGAATTTTATGATTTCTATAATAACTACCATCTTCATTTATGTGTTGTAGCATTTTATCTCTTTGTTCGTCTGTCCATTTTAACCCACGATTATCAAATGGATTTAGACGAATATTATAACCATAATTTTTATCATTTGAATGATAATGCTCAATCCAAAATAATTCTTTCTCATTTAATTGAGGTTCACCACAATACTCTAATACGCTACATATAAATGAATCTTCTCCATATTATTCATTCCACGCAGATTGCAAGTGCTTATTACAATGGCTACCATTCCTTAATAACGCTATATGTTTGTTCGTACGAACATACATATTTTGAGACTGCCCAATGTATCTTTTATTATTAAAAAGATTTCTAATTTCGTAAATCCCAGATGTTTTATCTAACTTACTTAAACAAGCTGCCAACTAACCACCTCCAATCTCCTTTCGGTTACAGACATATTATACCTCAGTTTTATAGTTGTGTCAAGAGGTTTTTCAAAAATATTTATTATTTTTTTATAATAAAACAAGAATTTTATTTACACCTAAATACAATAAATCTTCTTTTACTTGCCTGATAATTACCTTCCTGTATTAGATATTCTGTATCATCTAATATATTAAGATAATTAATCGTCTTTTTCACTTCGCATCTTCCTCTTTTATTACTCCGAGCCTAATTGCATCCGTTGTCAAAATTCTTGGTTCTGCGTTTCCAACTCCAAGCTAAACACATTCATCAGTTCCCGTAGAACTCATCTGCAAAGAACACTTCTCATTATAATGGTCAAGAAAACAATAATTTTCCGAAACCTCTTTTTGTAGTCGTTTCGGCAAATACTAATCCTTTATTCTTACTTCTTGTATCTCTGATTTCATTCAACACAATACCACTCCTGTCCGGCATTAAATTCATCTTTCTTATGTAACATAGTTTTAATTCTCGGTTCTGCTTCTTCCGCCACAATAGCCATCCGCTCAAAAGTACAATTATCCACAGTGACCCCAAGAGCTTTACTATAAGGGTCTTTAAAATTTACCCATGCATCACGCTCCTGTTCAGTCTTAAACACTGTAATATCAGAATCTCCAATGTTCTTATAAGTTGCATAGTACATAAAAAATCTCCTTTATTTTTTAATTATCGCTTGACTTTTTAGAAAATATTCTATATAATAGAATAAAATTCGGTCATATTTTCTACCCGAAAGCATTGTATCAGAATATATTCTAAATGTCAACTGTTTTTTAGAAAATATAACCACCGTGGAGGGAAAAATTATGGAGTCCATTCTGTATAATCGAATTAAAGAATTATGTTCACAGAAAGGCATATCGATTTCTAAATTAGAATCTGATTTAGGATTCGGAAATGCATCAATTAGAAAATGGGAGAAAACAAGTTCACCTTCTGTTGATAAGATTGTTAAAATCGCAAGTTATTTTGATGTTTCAGTTGATTATCTTCTCGGAAGAACAGATATCGTCGGCTCTGTCACTGAAATAATCGGCGATGAAGATATTATTTCGTTTCAAAGAGCCAGAGAGAAGATGACACCAAAAGATAGAGAAAGGATGATGAAAATGCTTCGAGCTGGGTTCGATTACGCGTTTAATCCGGAGGACAGTGACGATAAATGATTAGATATGCCTATATTAATAATCAGGTATTAAAGATATATTCTATGCTTCCGGCAATTCAATTTCCTATTGATACGAAAGAAATCATTCATTACATACCGAATTGCAGATATATGTCCTACCAAGAATTTGCACAGATAAATAAATGTTCTGTTGATGATGTTATTCAGATTTGCGAAAGTAAATCAGGTTGCACACATTATGACATAACACATGACAGATATTTGATTCTATGCAATCAATCAACAGAAGACAATAATAATATTGGCAGACAAAGATGGACTTGCAGTCATGAAATTGGACATATTATTTGCAAACATCATACAATTTCCGCATACGATAAAATATCTGAAAACAACCTTTTACAATCTATAAACCCACAATATGAATCGGAAGCGGATTATTTTGCAGCGACACTATTAGCACCTTTTCCTTTGTTTCAATTCTTTGATATAAAATCTGCCATAGATATTCAAAATACATTCGGACTTTCCACCGAAGCATCTCTTTATAGATATAAACAATATTTAAAGTGGCAAAAGTCACGAATCAAAACTTCTTGGGAAAATGATATGATTAGACTTTATCGTTATCAGGCACTCAAATCCACAGAGAATATTAACCATTAATCCTTAATCATCTCACGGGCATAATACCTGTGAGGTGATTTTTTATGAATGAACAGGAATATAAACACATAAGGAACTTAGCATGGGATTTGCTGATTGACGCAAATATTTCACAATTACCGGTTGACATCAATGCAATTGCATCCTTATATGACCTGCAACAATTAACAGATAAATCTAAATCATTATATGAAAATACACTTTCCGTATCTGAAGGTATATTAAAATTGTTTGGTATGTATAATCCTGGATTTACGAAATACCTTGCAGTCAGAGTACTTGCTCCTATGATTGTTTTCAAAGAGCTGGGTATAACATCAGCCGAAGAATTATGTAGGCTATCCGGACTTCCGCAAGATATTGCAAATCAAAGATTTAAGCGTCTTGAAACACTCTTACAAAGAAATGCTTTTAAAACTTCCCGACTTGAATCAATTGTATTATTGCAATTCCAAGAATGGATAAACAGTCGTTAATCATTGTTCAAAAGAACCATGATAGAAGATTCAAGATTTAAAAACGGGCGAACGCCAAAGGAATAGACACAGACACCCCAGCGAAGAAAACCGCAGGAAATGACAACGCAAACACAACGAGCGTAGTCGTTGCTCGGAGTGGATGCAGGAGTGATAAGCCACCACCAATCAGGATAGTTAGACTTCAAACCAAGAATTTTATGGTACTTTGCATATTCCGCAGCGGTCAACAGGCTCACCTTGTCGGTACAAGCGCCATAGTCATCCAAACCATCGAGAGAGATAAGGTCTCTATCCATAGAGAGAATGTTCTGCTCTCCGATAATGGCTGCAATCTTCTTAAAATACTCGTTGTTGAGTATCTTACGGATATGAGATACTTTCCAATCAGAATTATCTCCGAATTTCACATCATTATAGGCAAACTCTTTAGAAATAACTCTCGTGCCATTATCAGTTTGTTCTAAAACAATAAACACTTCTTCTCCGATTTTAAACTCATCACCGGGGTTGAGGTCGGAAAGTTTTACACTATTTTTAAGAATATCCTCAAATAATTTCTTCTGGGTATGGTCTACATTAATTATTACCTTACCGTCAGAAATCGTTACTTTTTCAATGTCAATGGAAATATTCATTTTTGTTATATCCTTTCGTATATTTTTATTACAAATTACTCTTTAATTTATATCAAGAATCCGCTGCTTGGCGATTTCATAATAATGATTATCAATCTCGATACCAATAAACTTTCGACCGAGGGTTTTACATGCAATTCCTGTGCTTCCGATTCCCATGAACGGGTCTAAAACCGTATCATTTTCTTTTGATGAGTTAGCAATAAGGATATTCATAAGAGCAACTGGCTTTTCAGTATCATGTAAATTGCTGCCATCAACATACTTCGTTTTGACATTTGGAATAGAAAGTATGTCACTCGTTCCACAGTTGTTTATTTTAACACCTCTGCCTTTACGGAAAAACAAAATATATTCAAATTGCGACATATAATATTGCCCCATTATTTTATTTCGTTTATCCCATATTAACGATTTAATAAAGTGAAAGCCATAAGGTTTAATACCCTTATTCTTCTCCTCATCTGTCCGCAAATCAGTAAAAGTATTAAGCATATGTATGAGATTAGTATGGTTAGTCATCACATAACAATGACTTCCATCCTTTAAAATCCTATAAAATTCAGGTGCATATTCCAAACAATCTATATTATTGTAAATAAATACTTGACCTTTTTTGTTTATATCTTTTTGTAGCATTCCACCACTATTGCCCGCATTCCCTCTTGATGTAACTTTATAAGGTGGGTCTGTCACTATTAAATCTATACTTTCATCTTCGATGTATTTTAGTTGTTCAATACACTCACCACATATCAGATTCAGCGGGGGGGGGGTAATTCTTAATCATTCATCTAAACTTCTTTCTTTGAATATATATAAAACCGACATTTTAACAATATCTATCGAACTCGGAAATTAAAGCATTACCACAAGTAATTCTATCACCATCCTCCTCTTTGCTCGGAACAAAGACAATTACATCCCATCCTTCAGCAACTAATGACTGCTCAAACTCTCTGTAGACATCGTAATCAGTATAAGATGTAGTAACATCGAAACCATTGTTTACTGCGGAATAGGTCTCATGGATAGGCGTAATCTTAACAATAAACTTGTTCTTATCAAACAACTCAGAAAGGCGTTTTGCATCGAGGATTGTATTTGCAGTAACCGCAAAATTCAAAGTGTATTTTCTACCCTTTGGCATAGGCAACTTCGTAGCAAGAGCGGAAATTTCATCAAGGTTCAAACTCATACCATTGAACTGGTCGTTTCGCTGTTCATCATCAGTACTGTTAATGCTAAATTGAAGTCCGGCTTCTCCGTTATATTCCTCATTTTTAATATCACACCACTTTAAAATAAATTCTTCAAGGTGTTTATTAGACTTTGGTAACATAGTAGAAATCACAGGATGAATTGTCTTTGCTTTGATATACTGATTTACAAGAGGTCGCAACATATTTCTTGTGAAAGCAAGCACATTTTCGTTGAATGTCGGTTCGCCCATTCTCGCAAAATGAACATTGAATTTGTCTGTATGTTTTACGGTCTCCCCCTGAAGAATTGTCTGAATTTCGTAAATTAAATCTTCAATAGCGGCATTTCCATGATAGCCAAAGTGAGGACAATCACAAAACTTACATTTCATAGGACACCCTTTTTGAGTGCTAATTGTAGCTACCCACTTATCTGTTATGTCAACCTCTATATTTGAAACACCATTGATTTCTTTATGTAAACCAAGGAAATCAGCTTTGATATTATTTTCTTTGCCATAATCACCAACCGTAAGAAATTCTAACTGGCGTTTTGTGTCTACATAAATTTTACCAGTATGTGTTTTTATAATTTTCATCTATTGCTTTATTTTCCCCTTTATAACAATGGCAATTCACCGCAATAGATATATTCTGTGAATGTAGATGTATTACCATACTTATCTGTAAAAATCTTATCCACACCATTAATAGTGTATTTTTTGCGGAGATTATAAATAATTGCACTTAATCTGGTTGCCCCAAACTCTTCAATTGCTTCCCAGCTTGTAATGGTTTTATTTTTCTGAAAGTAATCAAGCACAAGTGCTGTTTTGCTGGTCGTTTTCTGACTGGTCTTTGCTGTTTTCATTCTGTGTCCACCTCGCTATTTTTTATTGCTTTGCTTTTGTTAAATTGTTTCAATTTATCTTTCCATTAAAAAACTTAACCCACTCATAAATTCATTATATTTTTGAATTACATATTCAAGGGCAGCAAAATCATTTATTTCCTTTCCGTAATTTTTACCGTAGAAAGGCGTGTATGGTTGACAAAAATTCTCATCAATAACTAAGACATTATCAAAATCATTCCAGTCACCAATGTTAGAATCAAAAGCAATGTTAATTGAAAACTCAAAATGTGCTTTCTTATAATCGAAACACTGTGTCAAGAATATTTTTGCATCTTTCTTAATCCAAGTGCCGCCTTCCTTGAATCCACATTGAAGTAATTCGTCTTTTGTGACATCATCTCTCAATTTGTATCTTTTTATTTTCATATTTCACCCTGTACCTTTAAAAATATGAGCAATAATATCAACAGTCCAACCATTTCAGAGTAAATCAGTTGCCTCCTTTTTTTTGAAAAATTCCTAATGTATTTTTAGAAACAAAGTATACATAGCCATTTGTATTATACCAAAAAGTATTATTCAGTCTTATTTATAACGCTTTAAAAATTAACGCTCTATCAATTTATAAGCGTTCCGGAAACAACTATTTCCAATGTTCAATGTAAGAGTTCCTATTGTATTTTGGTCTGCTCTTATATTACTTCGGAGTTTATATCTTCATATAATCTATCTAATGCGCTTTCAAATGCGCCGATACCTGAAAAATAGCTGCTGACTTTTAAATCATCAAACAAATAAGGCATTGCTTCATATAGTTCTTTGAATATGTAATAAAGCACATCTACAACAATGGAATTTCCTGCTTGTTTATATAGCTGACTTGACGATTTGTCTTTTCCTTTATAGAAATTATCATTTAACGCTGTTTTTGCCTTTTCAAAATCCTCATCAGAAAAAGCCATCAGTCTCCAACATTCTTTTGGTGTCAACTTCCTAATACGATAACCATTATTAAATTTCTCTTCAATCACTCTTTTATCCCCCCCGCATCAATAGTTCGGATAGTTCCTATAACTCCATCCTTAAATGTTCGTAAACCTTCATCTGTTCTGCTTTCACACACAAATTTCATATTATTTATAATCACCTTTGGTTCTCTCCCCCCCCCTTGGCAAGTGCTAATAGTAGGTGCGATTCCTTCTATTGAATATACCCTACCTATTTGAGGATTAGAAAAATTACTTGTATCATCTTTTATATTTCCTATTTGAATTATTTTGTTCATTACAACTTCTCTTTTTATCTTGTACAACAATTTTTGGAGGGTCTTTATAAGTGGAAGCAGGGATTGTTGATATCAGTCCGTCTGTCGAATAAATCCACCCCTGTTGCCCCCCCCTGTGCCTCGGTGTATTAGTCTAATTATTTCCTTACTTTTCATTATCATTTTTAGCCACATTTGAATATATCAATATCTTAGGTGGGTCTTTGTAATGACATGCTTTAATTGTACATATTTCGCTCCCCCAGCAAAATACACTTCCTGATTTTGATGCATCTTGCCAGAGTTGGGAAGCAACCTACCTAAAACTATCGCATTATTTTTCTTCATATACGCCATCCTCTTTTTTGATTAAAATCATTGTCTGCCCTCCCGTTCTCAAAGAATGGACTTGTCTTACAGAACTCTTTTGTTTATAATCTCTATCTCTTGGTTGGATGAGAGCACTTTCAGCACTTTTTATCATTTTGAGTTATCACTCCATTCATGCCCTGATTTCCAAATCCTTTATAATCTCTGGCAAGTAAGGTATTTGCAATGTCAATTTCTTTATCAAACTTTTGACACTGTTGAGAAAAGATTCCTGTCTTAATTAAATCTGAATCACATCCCACTGATGTCTGTCTACACTTCCTCGCCCCCCCTGTTCTTACAGTGTTAGAGATTTCCTTATCTAATTTTCCAGAGTCCATAAGTTCATCAATCAATTTTTGTGCAGTAGGAGTGTTAATATAATATTTCTCATCCACTTCATCTTCAAGAATGTCTTTTAATCGTATATCACTCTCAAATGGAGTCGGGAACTTAAATTTGCCATTGTCTATGTCTTTTCGTATAGAAATGATGAATACTCTTTCTCTGTTTTGAGGAACCCCAAAATCTTTAGAATTAAGCACTTGCCAATATGTATTGTAACCAGCTTCATCTAAATCTAATAAAACCATTTTAAATATATCTTTAAATTTTTTACTGGTTAAATTCTTAACATTTTCGATAATACTAATCTTAGGCTTTTTCTCTTTTAAGATTCTCAATCCATCATAATATAAACCGCTTCTTGTTTTGTTGCCCTCATCATCGACAAAACCTTTTTGTAAACCTGCCGAGCTAATATCAGTACATGGAAATCCCCAAGTCATCATATCAAAATCTGAGATTTCTTTTTCGTTCACCTTCGTAATATCTCCTAAATTTAAACTTTTATCAACTCCATGTATTGCACAATAACTCTGCTCGGCGTATTTGTCGAATTCGCAGAAATTTACAAGCTCATAGCTATTGGATTTTAAAGTATCTTTTTTATTTTGCATTTCATTATACCTCCATCTTTTTTATAATGAAATTTTTTATTACAGCTTAATATTTATAAGAATATAATTATCTTTTTTGTACGGTAGTCACTGTATTAGATATTCCATCATTTCTTGTTGTCAAATGTCTCATATTATTGCGTTTTTCCTTTATTTTCTTTTGTTCATATTGTTTTTTTATTATTTTTCCATATTCAGTACGCTCATATTTTAAACAATACGCAGCCAAAATCTTCATCTAATACCATCCCATTGTTAATAAAAAAGATATTTTATTTATATTCCATTATATAAAAAACTTCTTTATTTCTTCATACTGATGGATTGCTTTTTCAAGCTTATCTGATTTTTCAAAAGAAAATATATTGAAATTTTGAATGTTTCGATTCGGTTCAATGGAAATCAACTTAAATCCCTTTAACATCAGAAATCCGGCTAATCTTTGATTAAAGACTGTAAACATACTCTTCATCCTTTCATTTTGGTATTATTCTAAATTATTTATAAAGTATAAAAAATAAATATTACGGTTGACAACAACAATATATTATCATATCCTTATTACCATGTCAAGAGGTTTTTCAAAAATATTTTTTAAAAGGCTTTTTACATTTTAGTTATGGTTATTTTCTTTGTATTGCACGAATTATATGTAAAAAATAGCTTAATATAATTCATTCATATATTTTACTCCGACAAGAGACTTAAGAATAATATATTTACGCAATTTAAATTCATCTTCTCTTATGCCTAATTCGCGCCAAAATCGAAATGTACGACAAATATCTACCATTACATCGCAGACTGAACGATAATTTGCATTATCATCTTCAACTCGAATTCCATACCCCTGAAGAACTTCTACCGCATGTTCTAAGTTGCATTCATCATTCATCTCAATATTAGGAAACATAATCTTTTTACAATCTTTATTGTCCATCATATTCCTCCCACGGAATTCTTACCTTGTATTTATGACTTTCGTAATAAGTTGTACCAACACCGCAGCGTTTACACCAATCATCAACATATTTCTGTAATTCTTCTTTTGCTTCACTTGAAATGTTATCAGATGCATTCTCATATAAATCTTCTGTTGCAGACTCAATAACATCACAAGCATCGATAGACATTTCAATTGAATCCGTCACCCAACAATAAAGAGGTCTATCCTCATTTTTATCATGATTATTAGCCCAGCACTCAAAAAATTCTTCAAAATCAAAGAAATAACCATCGTTGTAATCATAACAGTCAGAATAGAAGCATTCCATTGAATCCACAATCTCTTTCGGAGCAACAGGTGCTTTTTCAAACTTTTCCTGTATTTTCTTTGCAATCTTTTGCCTTTCAATCTCTTTTTGTGCTTCGCAATCACATACAAGAAATCCCCTCTTAATTATTTTTCCGCAAAGAGTACAGCGATGAACAATTCCATTATAACAGTTAGGACAAAACGAAATTGATTGATGCTTGTAAGGAAAACGCCCTATGATTTTATCCGGGTCATCACTTAATCCATAGCAGTTGTTTACAACCACCATACCTGTGCCGTGGCAGTGTTGGCAAATTTCCTCGTTGTCGTGCAAATCCTTCTTCAAGTTCGCATTGACAAGACTTTTAATATACTCCGCATCTGTAATAAACACAGTCTTTGGTTTTACAAATTCACCCATACTTTACCTCCAAGGTTGGTCAAAACCTCATTGTAGTGTATAAACATTCTTCATAATTATTTAAAAAGATTCATATTGTAACCGGACTCTATAAATTTAATTGTTTTGGGGTGATTACATGAATTTCCGAGATAAGTATATATTATATCCATATCAGCCTCCGTAAACTCAGTATGGAGAAACTCATTTATACCATTTAACATAAATCTGTGAAACTCACGATTTTTTCTCGCCGTTCCATATGGCTCTGTTTTATGCGCCCCACGAGAAAACCACTCAAGAAGCTTGCATTTAACATCAAGTTCTGATTCGCAATTTTCTAAATTGAAGTATTCATTTGCGTACCTATGCGCTATAAATTCACCAAGTTCATTTATAAAACTATTTGAAAAACATGACATAAGCCGTTTTGCAATTTCGTACTCAACCATTGTTTTGTTCCTTTCTTATATGGTAAGTACCATACTCATCAAGTTGAAAAGTCGGAGTTGCTATTTCGTAACCGTTGCTTTCATAGTAACGCCGGGAAGAATAGTAACATCTTTTATTTTTCCAATCAATGTGATAACATCTGTCTCCTTTTTTTTCGCTCATCCCAATAAGTGCGCCACACATCAATATCTTTTTCAATACAGAAAGAGATGAGTTTTCCGTATTCTTCGATGTTGGAAATCAAAAATGCTTTTTTATCCATATTATATTGTTCTTCACTCCTTAACAATTTTGGGTTATCGTGTATGTTCCCGATAACCTCGCCATACTCATAACGGGTATGTTCGCTTCGTAAAATCGGAAGCATAATGTCATAATAATCCTGACCGTCGTCATTACAATTAAACATAAAAGAACCGTCGCGGAACACAACTATATTGTAAGGTCTTTTCAAGTCAGTTGAAACTATATCTCCCTCAAATATCCTTGTACCGTTTTTGTCGGTTAATCCTGTATATTGACCTACGGTTTCGGGGATTACAATATGAGAACAACCGTCTGCTGGTGTTTCAATAATCAAATGCTCATACCCACTTCTATTTAGCAGTTCAGCATAACAGTAATTACCATAAACCCATTTACTGTCGCGCTGCCGCTTAGCTCGAAAAATTATATCTCTCATTTGTTTACATCCTCTTTTTCAGCCGCTCTACAATTTGCAATGATAATACTTACGGTTTTGTTTCTATATCTACCGGGAATGAAGTATTAAAGGTCACCTGATAATGATATGGGTCTGTATGAGTTCCTGAGATATCCTCCACCACATACAGAGTATATTCGTTGAGATAGATATAGTTCTTTTTGTACTCATTTTCGCCGGTCTTAAAAGTTGCAACAATTTCACTTGAACTGTTATTAGACAGTGCCATAATTAAAGTAATCTGCTTCTTTTGAGAGATTGTATTTTACTTTATCGGCTTCTCTATAACGACAACCGGAAAAGCAAAATACAGATGTAATAATAATCACCGCACACAGTAATGCCGTTATAATTGTTTTTATGTTTCGTTTGTTCATAGTTCTTTTCTCCTAAGTTTTATTTTATCATTCATGACTCGTTTCCATGATTATTGCTCCTCAAGATTTTTTTCAAACTCCTTCGTGTCTGCAATTGTTGCAGTCATTTTTTTCTGATTCAATGATTTCCTTAAGTGTTTTCGGCATAAACTCCATATATGGAATCATAATGCCGACATTATACATCCGACACTCTTTGTCATAAAAAGACTTCATTTGATATTTAATATTTTCCATCATATCCCACTCTATACTTCTATGGACATGACCGTAGAGATGATACCAGCCATAATGATGTTTGTTGAAACAAGGAATAGGATAATGAGAAAGCACAATTCCGCAATTCCTTGAAATTTGAATTTCTTTATAGTCCACAATTTCAACAAACAAATCACGAACTTCTTTGTTTTTCAAAAGTTTCTTATCGTGATTACCAATGCAGAGATGCTTGTTGCCATTAAGCCGTTTAAATATCTCAATGGTCTTTGTTGCGTTATGCCAACTAAAATCCCCCAGAACCCAAACATCGTCATTGATATCAACCCTACTATTCCAATTTTGAATAATCGTCTCGTCGTGTTCCTCAATGGACTTAAATGGTCTATTATCAAACGCAAGACAATTCTTATGACCAAAATGCAAGTCTGCGACAAAAAAACATTTTTTCATATTATAAAATCCTTTCAATACCGTGGTAAAGAATATTGTAGTTTCCAAGTAATCTCATTTGCTTGTGATAATGTCCGACATACCATTGTTTAAATTGCAAACCATTCTGAACAAGTTGTTCAAAATACTTCGTAAGAATATCTGAATCTGCACCACCGCCATAAAGATAAATTACCATACTTTGCGGCAAACAATGCGAAACAACATAGTCAACCTTATAATTAACTTTCTTTAAATTGTCTCTTCCTCGCTGCATTTCATATTTCGTCGGAAGCTCATCTTTCCACCATGAAACCTTATTAATGCGCAGCTTTTGACCGGCTTTTGTCCTCCTATTGTAATCATCCACTAAAGCCCTTTTGTTCGGATAATCGTCAAAACTCAGAATGCCATCCTGAATATCATGGCTGCTTGCACCTCCGAAAGCAAAAAACTTCTTCCCGCAAAGGTCAAAAACATACCCTCTCATCAAGTGGTATATATTGTCCCTAATTTTATGAGCTTTGCCACCATGAAAATCTACCGTAGGAAATTCATTTTTTAATCTATCAAAATTTTCATGATTGCCGTCAACAAATAGCAATGTAAATGATTTCTCAGACATCCAATCAAGCCAATATCTCTCTTCCGGACAATCATGCCAAATACCAAAATCTCCACAAACAATAACAAAATCTTCCCTTGTTAATTCTCTTTGCTCCGGGAATCTTTTCATCGAAAATTTTCCGAATTCTGCATGACAATCTCCGGTTATGTAAACCAAAATAATTTCCTCCTATCTTTAGTATAAAAGTCAGAACAGCTCCCACCAATAGTCATACAACTTACGGTATGTACCATGTCTCAACAAATCTTTACTTCTTCTGACTTTGCGATTTGCTATTTTACGAATACATTTTGTATATCCTGCTCTTTTGTTTGGTGAATATTTTATATATCTTTTTTTATCCTCATCATAATAAACACCCACATAATATTGGTTTTCCGTTTCATCATGTAACTTCTTCAGCCTTCTGTTTCTTTCTCTGCTTTCATGATAACCCATATTACCTCCGATGTTATATTCAAATTAATAAAAAACTATGGTGGTGGATATGGGATTTGAACCCATACGCTTTGTTAAAGCAACAGATTTTGAGTCTGCCGTGTCTGCCGATTTCACCAATCCACCAGATAACAATTAAACAAATTTTATGTGATGATTCTCACATTAGCCGGAAAGTATCTTTCTTACATTACGCCTAAACACTATTAGTTGGTTTGCGTAGCCTCTCCAAATCATCCACGCCTCAGATTAATACAATCCGACCAATGATTAAATCACAGCAAATTTACAAGTTTAATGTAAAGTGCCAGAATTTTATTTACACCATATACACAACCTTATGTCATTAAACTGATAAACCGCTTCACTCCGTATCTATTTTGGCTTTAACTCTATAATTCCTCACTTGTTGTGATTCCCCGATTTATCGTATCGGTAGAGGATGTAACGCTGGATAAATGTCTGATAGGTATCAGCACCGAAAGCAGATATATCATTTCACCGCAGACAGAGAGTTGTCTTCTTCTCATTTATCTCAGTTGTTGTAAGTCACCATCAGCATAGGTGCAGTGACCACGCAGATTGCTAACGACGATTTTGCATTATATCGGTTTTCTTACGCCGCCTATTTTCGCATCTACAATAATAATTTAATTAAATGGAATAGGATTATCACCATTCTAATTGATATCGACTTAGTACAAAAGTCGATACTGGCTGGGGAGGCGGGATTCGAACCCGCGCATACAGCAGTCAAAGTGCTGTGTCTTACCGCTTGACGACTCCCCAATATATAAAACCGAGCCAAAGGACTTTCACCTTTGGGAGCAATAGAATGGATGTTTGTATCTTCACCTAACTTTTACAATTTGAAAATGAATCTGCCTCATCAATTAAATCTAAAAACAAACTAACTATTTTATATTGCTACTTCATACTTCTGCGCTTTAAGAAACTTTTTGTCTGAAATTATATATATGCTATATACAAACGAAAACTGATGACAACTTCTCAAATTCAAATATAAACAGGCATACCACATCAGTATGGCTTTATACTCACTACTCAGTTATTGTAAATAAGATTTGTGTTTTTCTATCTTATTTATTAAGTTTAATCAAAATCCAACCTTTGCTGTCGGTTCACTCTCAAAGTAATTTAATTGTATCACATTTTTTAATCATTTGTCAAGAGGTTTTTCAAAATTATTTTCATCTTTTTTAAGATTTTTTCTTGTAATACTATTTGTTCACCGTTATTATTCTTCATTAGGTAGTTTAATTTTAATTTTTCCATTAATACTGCCAAGAAATACATTTTCCTCCGGTGTTAATCCGAGTTCTTTATAAACCTCGTCTTCATCAAACGTGTGTAAAAAAATCCAACAATGCATTTCTCTTGCAATTTCTAAAAGTCTATTATATTCCATTTTTTAAACTCCTACGTTATTCATATGTTGTCATTTCCATCTTTTATACAATCACAAATAGACGGTTGTTTAAGGATTATATGCTGATAGTATTTACAGCCGTCTCTAAACTGTTTGTCATATACACCGCCACAACGCTGCGTTCCGCATCCTTTGCAGTATTCATTTTGAAATTCATTTAAGGTCACGTGTTAGCCTCCTTTACACATGTTGGATTCCACTTTTTATCCAAATCATTTGTGAGCCTCCAACCATCGAGACAATAATTTTCTCTACACCATTCTGTTTCCGAACCATTTTCATAAATATAGCCTCCGCGTCCAAGAAACGCGCCCCAGTACCCATCCAGTTTCTCAGCTTTGGATGATAATTCTTTGGCGTATTCCAAATCAAAACGATACACGGCAATGGAACCTTTGTCTGAATATACAAATACGTAATTTCCTGTATTGATGTTATACAAATCAAATCCTTCGCGGATAAGCTCACACATTTCATCTGCACTATTAAATTTCATTTGTTAACCACATCCATAATCATATATATCATTATCTATTTTAATCATATATCCTTTTCTTTCTTAATATCATCAAATTCAATACCAGCCTCAATAAGTTCATTAAAAATTTCATCGTTAGACTTTGAATTCAAATCATCAATTAACAATTTCAACAATTCAGCATGTCTTTTGTCCATTTTTACAAATCATTCATTCATACATAAATTCATGCGTTTCGATATTTCTTTTTCTTGCTTCATTAATCATATGTTTGGTTCCGTGGCTTTTGCCGTCCCAAAATGCAAGGACTGCACATTCACAATTGGGTTCTTGAATATATTCCAGCATCTGATTGTTTCTGATAAAACCCGCACTCTTACCGAACTTGACCCAATCTGCGGGAAATTTTCGGAGTTTGATTCCATTGTCTATGGCAAATTTTTCACCAAGCTTATCTGCTCCGCGAGCATTTCCGCTCACAATGGTAATATTTTTATCCATGTGTTCTTTAATGAATTTTGACACGCAGGAATTTAAGTAGGTATAGCCCTCAAAGTCTCGGCTTCCTGCAATTAACAATCTTAATTCCACTTTCTTCTCTCCAAATAATTCACCAATAAATAAATCCATATCACACAACAGTTTATAACAGTTTCCGTGCGATGCATGATTCTTCCATGATACGTATATTTCATCGAAGCGTTTTCTTGTCATACTGCCATCCTTAACAAGTTTGGCATATTTCCTTAACCGCTTTTTTTATTTGTCTTTTGTTTTCTCCATTGAGTTTGCGAATTACCTTGCCTTGGTCTGTCAAATATGTATGAAAGCCGAGAAATCTAATGCCTTTACACATTGGAACTATCTCAGTCTTATCATTCAAAGTTAGTTTATAATCAGCCAAATAGTTCTTGATTTGTCTAAGGCAATCTTTCAAATATTCTTTATCTTCACTCAACAGATAAAAGTCATCCATATATCTACCGTAATACTTGCAGCCAAGTTCTTCGGTTATAAAGTAATCAAGACCGGTAAGATAAATCAAAGCAAAAACCTGACTGCTTTGGTTTCCGAGCGGTAATCCGTCTCCGTCAACACTGTCTATAAACAAATCACATATCCATTGGATACCGTCATCATTAAAATACTTGCGAATACACTTTTTCATAATGTCGTGATTGATTGTATAAAAGAATTTCGTTATATCGCATTTAAGGATATATCCGTTAGCACCGTGTTCCGCATAAAAGTTTTCTAAATGTTCAGACAAACGATTAAGTCCGAATAAAGTACCCTTGCCAATTTGACCGGCATAATTATCTTCGATAAATATATTCTTCATCTTTGGCAGTAAAACATAGTCACAAAGACAATGCTGTACAACCTTATCCCGAAAAGAACCTGATTTGATAATCCGTTTTTTAGGTTCGGTAACGATAAACTCCGAATACGGCGAAATCTTGTATGTGCGGTTCAATAATTGTTGCTTAATAACATATAAATGCTCAAGAGCCATCACATTGAACTTCGCCGCACTCATTTTCTTACCATTGCCCCTGAGAGACACCTGATAAGAATTATAGAGATTTTTGAAATCAATAAGTGTTTGAAAATCATCCATAATAAACTTTTGTATTTATCCCATAACTTTTTATGAGAAAGGTTATATGCTCTTTTGATGTAGTGGTGCACTCTTTGTGACCACCGTAGTGGTCTATAAACCTCACTAATCCACCAGAACGGGCGAACGCCATTGGAATAGTCACAGTCATTCCAGTTAAGAATACCGTTGGAATTGACATAGCAAACATAACGAGCAACAGCATATAACCTAATAAATTATCAAATCAGGTTTTTCGCCAACTGAGTGTCATAAATTTTATATCATGCGCCAATGCAACCCACTTTTCACTCGTTGCGGCACTTATCAGATGCGCATGTAAACTATACTTGGTTAGGCTTAAAAATTTATTGCATTTGGCTATAACGCTTGTCTGCAAATTCCATCTCTTTTGCCTATGTTCAGATGAATCGGTTGGGAAGGCATTTGTATCCAAAACATCGCAGTGAATATCAAGTGCATATTCTTGAAGCTTATCTGCAAGTCTGCGAAATTTCACAGGATAGTGTTGCCTGTTGGTTGTGAGGTCGAATACACTGTAATACAGTTGTTCTGCCTTATTACCTATCTCAAATTTAGCTTCACTACTCATATCATCTTAATTCGTATCAAGATACCAAGATAGAAGAATTCAAGATACAAAACGGGCGAACGCCAAAGGAATAGCCACAGTCAAGCCAGCCAAGAATACCGCTGGAACTGACACAGCAAACAAAACGAGCATTGTCCTTGTCAAGGGTAGTTACTCTTGTCGCTGTCCAACAAGTGGAGCCTATTGCAGGAAGAAGCTCACGATAGCGGCGGTAAAGGTCGGTGGTCAGGATTGAAACATTATCCTTTACACTTGCGCTTTTATTTGAACCATCATCTGAAACAAGTTTTACGGCATGAGGAATGATGTTATCTTTTCCGACTGCTTTACAGAGCTCTTTGTAGAACTCGCCGTTGCAGTATGCTCGAACGTCGCTTTTAGCGTAATCACCATCTTTGCCGAAAGCCATAGACTTGACAGGCTTCTTTGTGATTACAGCGGTGGTCTCTGCTCCGTGACCAAGCACGATATACTTACGTTCACCGAGGGTCACGGTGTCACCGGGTTTCAAACTGCCGAGTGTTTTGTTATTCATCTGTGCAAGCAGAATTATAAAAGAGCCATCTGTATTCTGATTTACGCTTACCTTTACATTGGGAATGTTGTTCTGAACTTCAATTTCCATTTTTATTCTCCTTTTATTGTTTTAAAATGTTGTTTTTCTGTCTTATTGTTTATGTTTATATTATAACTTAATACTTATCTTTTATCAATACTAATTTTGAAATTTTTCTAAGTTATTTTTTAGTTTTTTATTTTGAATAAACGTTTTTACCACAAGTAGGGCAAGGGCGATATTGATAGATTTCATTATATCGTATAGTAACACTATATTCCCATTTATCGGCTTCAAACTCACAGCCACAGTGTGAACAAAGAAAATGTTTTGTTTCTTTAAGTTTATCCTTGTTGCCTTCTTTAATTATCCTCATAATCCGCCTCCTTGTTTGTCTTATATTCTCCTTCACATTAAATTTATGTTTACACAATAGAGTTATTCTATATTATTTGAATCTTATTTAGCATGGACTGCTTTTGAAAGCAGTCCATATTTGCTGCTGCGAAACTCCGTATAAAAGTTTACTCCGCATCCGCAGTAATGAATGGTCTTAAATTTCTTTTTAAATGTGATATATTATCTACTTGCACACCATATTCTTTTGCAAGACTCATAAGCTCCGCAACATCATCTGAATTTCGGTACGATGTAATCAGTTCCTTTGTTTTTTCATCGCCGTGTTTGCCGACAATAAACTCGTAAAAACCAAGAAAGTATAACATATGATAACTAATCTTGATATCATATTTATCATTAATATTTTCCGATATACAGCGATTTATGATATCACACATTGCAGACTTCGGTCTGTCATTAATTGTGTCTGCATTGCTTGGTCTGGTTATAAACTTAAAAAAGCCGCCATGCCACCCGACAAGAGCAAGATTTCCTCTCCAACCTGCAATATATTCCATACTATTAAACTTCATCAAAAGCTCATAACATCTATCTGATAAAAGGACAATTCTATTTGGAAACTTAACAGTCTTACTATGATGATTAATCATATATTCTTTAAGCTCTATAACTTCTTCCGCTTTGGCGAATCCGTTATAGAACAACAACAGAATAAGTTCTACATAATCAGCCTTATCCTCATCTAAGTCTCGATGAAGTTTTTTTATAATATCCTCAACCACAGTCCAACGAAAAGGTTCTTTGCCTTGCGCGAGACGCTTGGCGGCTTCTATTCCTTTCATTCTTTTGTCGTTGAGCGGATTTCTAATTGGCTGTATGTTATCAATATAAAAATTAAAAATTGTACGAAGCAGAGATGAAAGCTGGTCATAAGAAGAGTGCGAAATCATATATTTGATTTCCTTTCCCTTTCTTTTATTCCTAAACTCGATAATTAATCCAAACAAATCATCAACGTCCATATCAATCAACTCTTTGCCTATTTTCATTTCATAAGCATAAAGAGCCGGTTTATCAATCTGAATTCTTGTCTTTTCAGCCGGAGTTCCAGCAACACTTTCGTAATATTTGTCTAAAAGTTCTTTTGTCGAAATAACTCCCATAGCGCACCTCACAGATATTTTAATTTATTTATATTATAACACAACTAAAAGTTTGTTGTCAAGTTTTTCAAAATTATTTTATAATGAATTTATAGATTTACTTTTTTAAATCCTCAACCATAGACATCAAACTGTTAATAGCTTCAATATGAACCATAGCATCAGAAGTATGTGTATTATCCTGCCCTGCCTTATATGCAGCCGTAATAATATCTCTCAAATCGTTAGTATCAAGACTTACTATCGGAGTGTCTGCTGCTTTCTCATAAGTTTTATCTCCTGTGATATAGTCATCAAAGAAAGACCCCATGTCATCATAATAAGCGTCAACTTTTTGTTTTGTTATTCCTATATACCTCTTGGTGGTTTTAGTATCCGAGTGGTTATAAATGGTCTGAAGCAATTCCATGCTATCATAATCAGCCGGATGTAACATTCTTGACATCATTCCAAAAGTCTTTCGTGTACTATGCGTTCCGACTTTATAATTTATTCCAACCGCAGCAGCGGCTTTTTTTAATGCTTTTCGATATCCATCCGCTGTAAGACAATTTCCTCTATAATTTCCTTTAGTCTGAACAAATATACGATTATTGTAGCTATTCTCCGCAGGATTAACCCCGTTTTTTTCAATATAAAGTTCAATAGCATTCTTACAAGCGGAATTAATTACAGGATTAGCGAGTTTATCTGTTTTTTCTTCTCTAATTTCCAACAACTCCGCCCTCATCATACCGGTATTAGGGTTGAAAACATCTTTCCATTCTAATGACAACATATCACCGACTCGACGAGCCATGTTAAGACTCATTATAAACAAAAGTTTGTGAATATCCATGTTATTCTCATCAAAATATAAAATCATTTTTTTTATATCTTCAATTTGAAAAGGATAAACCTCCGACTTACGTCCCCTTTTCTTATTGCATTTAATATTTTTAACACTTCCATCCTTTTTTAATTTTGGAGTATCCGATGTAGTTTCGTTTTCGGAGAAATCAGAACAAGTAGATTTAAAATTAATAATTTTGCAATTGGATTCTGACTGAAATTTTACAACATTGTTGCCGTTCATAAATCAAGTCTCCTTTTGTATATTTAATTAAACTGCGGTTTATAAGTATTAATAATTGGCTTTATTCCGATTGAATTAAAATAATCTAAAGTAACATCATATTGTCTTCTGTCAAAAGAAAGAAAACGACATCTTTCACACTTCAAGCCGGTCTTAGAGGAAAGTTCTTCCCAAAATAACTCCCTTGGAACTTCCACCCAACCATCAATAATAAGGCATTCACTATTTAAAATTTTATAGCGTTCGCCGTGCTTACGAGGAATCTTTAAAACAAGCTTTACGCCATTTTTTCCACTCCAATCAGTATATTCGTAGCTACTGAAAGTAATATGGTTAATATAGAAGTATCCAATCGTCTCATCCAACTTTATAATAGTTAGTTTCTGCCCTTCAACAAAATTCGCATCATCAAACTGTTTTCTGATGCTTTCAGGTTCTTTTAATAACCGATACATAGCAACCTTAAAATCCATTAGATTTTTAGGAATGGCTCTCACAATATTCACACTGAACGGAATGTTATTTCTTTTAATATATTCAGTCATATATCTACGCCAATCATCGAATTTCAAACCGTTCCATTCTCTATATAACTGATTGTTTATTATAATTTCTGCGCTCGCATCGTACAAATTATCGGCAATTTCAGAATTCACTTTTAATTCATCTTCAGAAAGTATTTGTTCAATCTTATAATCCCTTGTGGTTGTATATTTTTCTTCCGGAATAAGGACATATCTTGCATAGCTAAATCCCTCCGGGTTGCAAACTATCATTAATTTGTTATCACAATAAACAGCAACACAATCACCGTCATAAAATTCAACAGTTTCTCTTTCCTCTTTTGTCATCTCTGTGTAATCAAGCATTTCACTAATACGATTATCAATCGTTCCTGTTCCACCCTTACCGGAGAGAAAAGAAAAATCACAGAGTAACATATTTTTAAACTTATTGTAAAGTTCTTCTGACATAAAAACTTCTCTTGTAATCTGGCAGACATGAATCTCATATTCACCATTTTCAATTTCCGCATTAAATTTATCGACAGAATCGCACTTGCAGATATTAGGGGATTTTGTATCAATAATATAATAGGGAGATTCGCAATCGAAAACTCTTACACCGGCTTCAATTGCCTTGCGGTCTGCCTCTTTCTTTTTTTCTGCTTCGACTGCAAGCTATCGGTCAATCTCCATCTGCTTCTGCTGTTCAATTAATTCTCTTTCTTTTCTTATTTGTTCGGATTTCTCCCATTCAGCTTTCTTTACTCTGAATGAAGTTATCATATCCTCAATGTCTTTAGTCATTTCTGTTTGTTTATAACAAGAAGGAATAATATTTCTTTCTCCGGAAAAATAAAAGTTTACATCAAAATAATCAGTCATACTATCGCTGTTATCATAGTTGTAACTTTCAGTAAATACATAAACATAATGGGCGATAGCTTTCAGCTCATCACTATCCTTTTCAAAGGGACTTGCCAATAAGTCAATGTCAATGCTGTTATAATCACTTCTGACGGAAAATTTACACATTGGAAATCTTGACTTGATATGTTTGCGAACGATTGCATCAATCTCTTTTGTAACAATTATCTTATAAAGTTCAAAATTATTAGAGATTTCATCTGTGCGAGTCTGCACCCAAAGGTCATATTCGCGTTTTTCCTTCTTATTTTTTAAAGCAGGAGAAGTATTAGTTCCGCAATTTAAGGAATTTACAAACCAGATTCTGCTATCGGACTGCTTTGCATACCACATTTTCTGTTTGCCACTCCAACGAAAGCCATTAGACTTCAAAGCTTCAATAGTATTCGTTTCCGGTTTATCATCAAAACGAATTTCAATACCATTCTTTTCATTATTTAAACAAATATCTACTTTCATTTTTTTTGTTTTCCTCGCTTTGCTTTGTTTCTGTTTAGAGTATATCACATTATTATTACATTGTCGAGAGGTTTTTCAATATTATTTTTAAAAAATTCCAACTGCGATTTAGAGAATCGAAAAATATCATTGCAATTCTTATTTTAAAACACCATATATAGTGTCTATTTTTTATAATACGACACTATATATATCAGCGTCATACCAATAAAATACTGTTTTTATTATCAATCATACATTACTATAACAATAATCAGATTCTCCGTTTATATACTTCTCAAAATCCACACGGACAAGTTTCTGTCCGCTAACTGTCTTGGTTCCACTGCCGAATGCTATGCGACCAACATTTCCAACAAAATTAATAGTATAATTACTGTTGACTGCCATAATTTCCGCATAACAACGACTGGTGGGTTTAGCTCCGTCGTTAAAAGTAAATCCCTCATCTTCTGCTTGCTGCATAAATTTATTCCCGATTTCTTTATTTGCGAGATAAACATATACCTTGCTGTTGTCCTTGTTGATTAATTCTTTTAAAGTTTTCATTTTTATATTTTCCTCCAATTTCAATATATAGGAGCACATAAAGAAAAAATCCCATCGTTTCCGATAGGATTGATATAATCAATATTTCCTATCGGTCAAGCTTTAGCACCTTACAATTTTGCAGGTTGCTGTACGGTCAATGGGCTTGCTCCCTCACGCACTCTTAATAGGTTTTGTTTTATTATAATACAACACTTTTAAAAAGTCAATACACAATTATTTATCTTTTAGCGATTTGTTTCCGAATAGTTTTGATGCTGATTCAAAATCCGAATTAAAACAATCCCTTACCTTTTGTTCTGTAAGAGTACTTCCCATCTGTGTCTTTGAGCAAAAATAAATCAACCGTTCGGGGTAAATTCGCTTCTTTCAGAACTTTATCTGAAGCATAAGACCTTAAACACATAAACTCATTACCAACTGCTGAAACACTAAGAATACTATACTTGTTTTTTGTTTTTGTCCTATAAATGGTATCATACTTTTTAAATGCGTCTCGTCTCGCTTCCGCAAGCTCCGGAACATACATTTTCAAAAATTCTTCCATCAAAAAATATTTATCATATCCTGTTTTAAAAACTGTTTTCCCACTGCCAAAAAGATTAAAGTCACTTTGGTGTACTTGGTATCCGTCAAAAAAATCTCCAATCTTAATTTCATTAAAATCGCCATTAAGAACATTATTGACAAAACTTAAAATACCTGCTTTGGAGTATTCATAATTAAGTTTTTGCGCTGCTCGTAACCCCGGTAACATATTATGTGTGTTACAATCATCTAAGTCATCAGTAATACAGAAACAATGGCTTACGAATCCTTGAATGGCATATGTGTGTAATTCAAAGTTTCCTGAATTATGAAAATTTTTATATTGTCGTTCCATTCCGGATAATTCAAGATAAATCGAAACTCCGTTTTTATTGCGAAAAGCTGTTCTAATTCTGCAATTCTCAACACCACCAATGGGAACACACCCAGCTCCTTCAAAAAACAATATATTCTTTGTCATACTAAGTCAAACCTTTCTTATAAATCGTTGGCTCTTTGTGCCACTCCTGCTATAGAATGAGTGAACATCATTGTAAATGCGTTCCATTCTGCTATATAGAAGCCATCGCCAAAGCAACGCACAGAATTCCAGCTTCGTCCTTGTTTGAGGAATTGCTGATAACACTTTCCATCACATTCATAAATTCGCAGCCGTTGCCGTGCTGCTTATTCGGGGTTACCTTTACCATATCCGGCATAATGACTTCTATAATATCGTGGATTCCAATTCTATTAACGGACTCGGTATCCCCACGACCAAGAGCAACAGATTTTCCGTAGGAGATAGCATCATCTCTCTGCAATGCATTAAAATAGTTCTTGTTTGAAATATTGGGATTATATCCATACTCAACAAAGAAGCCTGTGCCACCGTGATTATGACCGAGACCAAAAGTATTGATAACATATCTCGGCTCTCCGCAAACACTCCAAAACTTTCCGTCGAAGTAGATATAATGCCTTGCGGAATTGCGGAGCATCTGTCTTACTTTTTTCTTGTTTTCCTCGACAACTATAGAATTTTCCGTGAACTCATTGTCATCATCAATATACCAGTCTCTATCAGCCAGCCGTTCGAGGATGTGAATCACATAACTTTCATCCTCAAAAATCGTGCTGATTGCTGCACCATGGGTAATGCGAACGGGCGTATAGAGTTTTCCTTTGTAGGTTCTGATTTCTTCTGCTAACATACGGAAGTCACACTTTTCGCTTCTGTAATCTTCGTAGGAAGTCATACCATCTTGAACGCTCCGCATATCATGTACGATAAACGCAACAGGGAAAACATCGGCGGTCAACTCGGTAACACTCACAGTGATTGTATCTGCAATTTGTCTTTCACGCACATTCTTGTGTCTCCTTGTGGGTAAAAACTTCTGGTTGTAGTAGTAATTGACATTGATTTTCATTTTCTTAACCTTTCTTAATCCATTCGATAATATTCTGAACTCTGCCCTCAATCATATAGTAGCCGTATCTGCTATCATCACAGAGAGAGACCTGCGTATGGTCAATGCTGTTTTCCTTGGAGAAAACCATCAATGCAGTGTCACTCTGGATTTCGTACTTGTAACCGGCTTCCTTAAATCTTTCGGCTGCATCAGAGGATAACGAACTTGGGACTATAAAGGCTACCAGCATTGCAAATATAATATTTCTTTCGGTTGAAAGTGAAATACTGCTTTGCTCCCTCATCCTTAATCTTGACGGTCTTTCGGCTCTCACCATCGAAGATAACCAAATCGCCGTAAGGCTGGATTCTCTTGTTCCCGCAGTAAGGAATAGTGTAATTTTTCAATTCTTCAATCTTAACCATTTTTATAGTCCTCTTTTTGTGTTATTCTGTCTTGCTTTTAAGGCTGACAAAAATAGTCGAACTCTTTAAATCCACCGGATTCTTCGACATATCGCTTGCATTCCTCAGCCGTGAACACTTCACCATAACCACCGCAGCCGGTCTCTGTATCATATTCTCCGTAATGGTCAGGATTATCAAAATGTGCAATAATCATCTGCACGAGGTTTTCAATACTGGTCTTTGGCTCATAGCCCTGCTCGCTAACCCAATCGGCAATAATTTTCATTATGTCAACCGCCATTGTTATCTCTCTCTTTCAGTAATTTATTTACTGTAATCAGTATAGCACAGCTCTATAGTTATGTCAAGAGGTTTTTCAAAACATATTTATTTTTTTTCAATTGGGCACACCTTTTCAATGCACCCAATTAAATCAAGCATTTAAGCTATAATCTGCGACAGCACCGCATCCCATCTTGCAGTTCTACCGAGATTCGGGTACTTGCTATTACCGAGGGCTTCAATTCCTCGTGGAGAATTATTTGATAATTCGGAAATTAACTTTTTCTTTACCTCTGCCAATTCAGATGTATGATTATCGTAAACTTTTCTTAACGCCTCCATAACCATATAACTATATCCGTTTGAAAATTTATCCCAATGACTGTCCTGAATCACATCGAAAATAAATTCAAGTCCGGGTTCGCCCTCTCTTTTCATTATTTTTCTTGCATGAGGAACGGTCTTTAAGATTCCGCAGCCCTGTCCGGGTCTTACCTCGATATTGTAGTCATCGCAAACTTTAGCGATTCGTTTATCAAGCTTTGACAGCTCTGTATCATCATCTTCTGATATAAACTGATTAGCTTTATATTCATCATAGGGATTGAGTTTCTTCCTACCGACATTAAACTCAACAAAGAGCTTTGCTTCAGAGGAAAGATTCATTCCGGTTTCGATTTCACATACAAGATAATGCTCACCGCACATTTTAGCCGCTGCTGCCCTATGCTGACCGTCAACAACATTAAAACAACTATTGTTCTCATCATACGAAACCCTTATAACATCGCACTTCTGAGCATCCCATTCCTCTGCGATTTTATAAACATGTTTTTTGCGCTCTCTCTGATACGGCGGTATATTTAATAATGCAACATCAATCCATGCAAACTTCTTAGTTCCGACGGTCACAGCATTCTGCATTACAAGAGATGCCATTGCTTTGCGTTCAATGACACCATAGCCCGGTGCAAGATTAACTTTTTTATTGATTTTTGTTGTAGTATTTGATTTCATGTTTTTAACTTCCTTTGATTCGTTTTCGTGTTTGTTTGCTGATTTTCTTGTTCTGCAACCTGATGAACGCGGTACATATAACTCTCTTATATTTCCCATGCAATCTTTATCGTAAGATAAAAATAAGTTATTAGATTTTATAAGATATGTAGCCTCTTTTGTCGTGAGAGCTGCGCGCTCAAATGTTGCGTTGTGTTTTGTGCAACCGATTGATTTGCTGAATTCGTCCTCGAAGTTCACCCACTCATCACGCTCCTGCTGAGTGGGGAACACTATTATTTCTTCATCATCATCTTTGAATTTTGCATAAAATTTCATAAAATAATAACCTCATTTCAACATTTTAATTTAAAATCTTTATAGTTTCCCTATAATGCCTAATCAAAACAAACATCAGAGTAAAAAGCACTTTTAATAAAACTTTTCCCAAACTGCTTTAAAACATTGAGGACAACTGCCTTCACATCAGATGGTTCTTCGCTACAGTCTGCAACAAATACAAATTCATCATCTTCATACCAAGGTATAAAATCTCGATTCCAAATTTTTGCATGTGCCCGATTTTTGCTTATCGGCTTTGCGGATTTGCTTATCGTGTTGACCTGATAATACTTTTGCATAAAAAATCCTCTCTTAAATTAGATTTGCAATCTAAACAAAAGAGAGGTATTATATATGAAAGACTTATCCCTTTCAATTATATATAAGTCTGATGTATTTCATTTTGAATACAAGCTCTTTTGCTTTGCGGAACAAACATAAACAGAGTCGCCAAACTTGTAATTTATATTTGTTTTGTTTGATTACAGCATTATTATATCACACTGTTATCAGTATGTCAAGTATTTTTTTTATTTTCGTTGATAAAATTTTCTATTGCTTTGTGAAGTGGCTCACTATATGAAATACCCATACGGTCACAAATCATTTTATACTCTGCTGCAATATCATTTTTTTCTCTTATAACTATTTGAGTATAAACTCTTTTATTGTATTCGTTGTTTGATTTAAAACCAGTCCTTTTGGCGTATTCTCGCTGTCGTGCATTTTTGCGCTCTCTTGCTTCTTCTTCTGTATATTTTTTCTGTGCCATTTTAAAATCACCTTTCCGATTGAATGATGTCCCACGGTGTTATAATTCCCATTAGAGGAGAAGTCTTTTTACCACCGGATGTGAGCAAAGCCATACCTATTCTTTTCCCCTTTTTGAATTCCATTTCTATAAAATCTTCAAGTTCTTCAACATAAGAATCATATGGCATAAACACAAAACTTTCCATTTCTCTGTCATCTATCGAAAGATATTGCTTAATATCTGAAAATGTCAACTCCGAATCAATCATAACAATTTCATTATCTGCTATATAATTAAATACAGAATTTTCATCAAAAACTCCAATTACAATGCCATCATCCAAGATTGGAATATGAGTAAAACAATTTTCTCTCATTACTTTAATGGTTGCTTGCACATTTCCTTCTATGTTCTGATAATAAATATCATTTTTCTTTATACAAATATCCGAACACCTTGAACGGTTCTCTATTTTATCTATGAGTGAATCAATAAAGTTTATCATTACATCGTTGGGCGTAATTGCAAAATCTTTATTAATTTTTTCGTTATGATGCAACCAATTACGAACATCCTGACAATACTGTATGTCATCATGAAATTTTTTAAATTTGTCTTTTTTGCTTAAATAAAATATGAAATAGAGTCACGCTTGCGAAGATTATACGCTGCTCTGACCGCTTTTTCCAATTGAATGTATTTATTTATGTAATCGTTGGTGTCCATCAATTAATTCTCCATTTTTTATTATATCCTTAAATTTGCGAAAGTTTTGCAAGCCAGCTCTTAAATCTATCTGCATTGTGTGTAGTCCATTGACTTACAACAATAAATTTTCTTCCATTGAATTCAAAGACCTCACACCAATATCGATTATAACCTTTAGCGTCTTTTGTTAACTTTCTTATCTGCTTTTCATTCCTTATTTCTTTAAAAAATGAAGTTCCAATACCAAATGTTTGCTTGGTATATTCATCAGTTAAAAGAAGATTCAGCATTTGGTTATCAAATACATAGCCGGAAGCGGATAAGTTTCGCATTGATGTCTTTACAAACTTTCCAATTTTCATATCATCATTTGTATCTTGAATTGGAATATGCTCCGTTTTTTTCTCATCTGTATGTAAAGATGTATAATCAGCTCTCAAATAAATATAAAGACTATTAGATGGAATACCATACTCTAACAAAAGCCTCCGAATCAATGAACAAATAGCATTAGCACTATGACATGTCCATACATAAATATCGGTATTTTTAAGCCTTCGATAATACTTACCCTTATTAACATGTGAAAAATATTCAATTTTACTTCCTTTAAATCTGTCAGATACAATAACACTATTAAACAACACCGAATCTTTCTCATATAACAATTCGCATATTTTTAATAGTGAGCTTTTCCAGTCCGAAACATTGTACCTAACATTATTCAGAAAGAAACCACAGATTTTCTTATGAGTAAATGACTCTGTTAATAAATGCGGAATCTCCGAATCCACTTCATAATCCCTATAATTAGGAATTGCTTTCTCGTTTTCCGGGCTTTCATCTTCGACATCTTCGTCACTTTCAGGAGACATAGCAGCAAAAGAATCTAAATATGAATTTAATGCTCTTTCAATCTTCATTATTAATTTTCCATATTCGGTTAACTCGGAAATTTTATCGAAATCATCTTCGTTTTGTACTGATTTCAATATGGAATTTTTAGAATCTCTAATACTTTCAATTAGAAATTCTATTGAATAAAAAATATCATTTGCATTAGTTTTATAATTTTCAGAGATAAATTGATATAAGCTTAACAAATTCTCATTTAATGTGTCCATAACCAGCTCATCCTAATTTATTATTTTTGTTAATTATAATATAAATAAGATGAAAAATCAATATTATCCGATGCAAACTATCTTTTTTTAACAAAAAAGCACTTGACAAAAAAAAGAACAAATGATGTATTATTAGCATCGCGTTAGATAAAGATACCTATAGAATCTATATGCTTCTCTATATAGTGTATCGTTCCATCTTGCCGGATGGTCGATACACTATATTTTTTTGTCAGCTCTAAATAATTTCAAAAATCAATCTGTGGCTGGTCAAAAATTCCTTCAGGTCAGACAAAAAATATTAATAAAACTTGGCTTTTATTATCATGAATCCGTCAATACGGTTCACTTTCCCATTCTGCTCCGCAAGTATAACAAGAATAAGTGTCACATTGCATATATCTCGAACGAAAAAATCCTTCGCACCAGTGTTTAAATCCTGTGGATATTCCTTTGTTCTGGTTACCTTCTTTTATATATTGAAGATTCGATTTCGTTTCTCCGCAGAAAGGACATTTATTACATCCTATGTTTGCTTTTATCTTTCTCTGTGTATAATTAGCTGCGTCCGCAGCTGTTTTTGTTATCTTCATATTTGAATACTGCTATCAATGAACATCTATAATAACATATTCGTCTTTAAAGTCAACCAATCTAATCGGCATAACTCCGGCAATTCCGATACTTGTTTTGATTAGCAGGACACTAACTTTTCCGTTATAATACACTTCTGCAAGCTCGCCATCGTTGACTATGCTATAAGCTTTATCCAAAAGTTCAACCCTATAATATGTATCCTTATATCTAATAAAATACTTTTCAAACTCTGATTTTTTATATTGATATCCCTTTGATTTCGCATCCGCCAGAACACGATTTAAATTCAAACTTTCCTTGCTTTCTGTATCAAAATTAACAATGCTATTCATATCAAAGTATTTATATTTTGATTTATCAAAAGTGTTTATAGTACCTATATTTTCCGTTGTTAAAGCAAAGCAACGAGAATCACAAAAAGAATTATATACTTCATTCCCAATTTCGACATCCAAACATGGATATCTAATGGAATCGGGATTATAAGCAGCAGAAGCATCGCCATATTTAAAAAATCTTTTCATTGCTGAATATCGCTGATTAGAATTTCCGTTACCTTTTAAACTATCTTTATATATTTCTTCTTGTAAAAGCTCTTTGAGACGGTCAATTTTCCCGTCGTTAATCATCTCTAAAACTACTGTATTTTTCATTGTAATACTCCTTGTTTTTTATTAACTATATACCCTTTTTCGTTTGGCGACATTATCTACCATAGAAATAGATGTATCATCAAATATAATTACATATCCATCTAACAACAAACGCTTAGCCATAAGATATGGATTTATGTGTGAAATCTTACACATATATTCAATCACGATAAAGCGAATTTCTCCATTTGTATTTGCATCTTTTTCAAGTATCATTTTATAGTGATTAAATATACGATTTTCCTTTTCTTTTGCCGTTTCTTCCATTGTATCAGTCCACCTTAAATGCTATTAAAAATCCAGCACAAGCATTTTTCGAAGTCATCACTTGAATATACCGTTTCCCCATCGTAATTGCTTACAACATATGATGTGTTCTCTCCTTCGCCGATAATATATTCTCCGTCATTTATAACCCATAATGTATCTTCTAATCTAATATTCATAAATTCCGCTCCTTACTGCGCGTAAACTCGATATTTCAAAATCACATCACCTTTAATTTGATTATCAAGGATTTTCCCCTTATAGGTATAGTATTTTCCTCTTACTATCTCATAGCCGGAGAGCCAAGGGCAGGAACAGTTTTTAAAATAGTCCTTCTTTTTCCAATAAGCATCACCATAAGGATTCCTCTTGTAATAATTATCTTCAATTTTCTGCCAGTCAGAGAGGATTTTCCGTTCCTGCTCGGTCAAGTCTCTTTCTCCTGCTGCATATATGATGAGAGATTTTCCGTCATACTCAACCAGTTTTGCAGAGTTAAATCGCAATTCACTTTCCATCCCATTCTCATTAGCTAAGAAGATGGCAACGGTATTTACCCGACAAACTGTTCTGATTCCTCGGAGTCTTTCCGGAAATTCCGCTTCACCCTTTCCGTATCTTTCAATTAATTCAAGTTTAATTTTTCCGTTTGCTGCATCTCTCTTTAAATCTGCAAGTGTTTTCATTCCTCATTTTCCTCCTCAGGAAGAATCTTTGTAACATCAAGACAAATTGATTTTCCGTCAAAAGTTTCAAGACATTCGCTAAAGGTTGAAATCAACCAAGCAACCAAATCCTCTTTACTATCTTCATTCGGATTAAATTCCGTTGCTGCGTAATATCCGCCACCATAGTACCCTACTGAGATTATTGATGTGTCAAATTCCTTCTTCGCATGAAAACCAAACCAAGATGACAGTTCATATCCAACAGCTATTTCAGATTCTGACATATCACAGAAATCAAGCGTTATTTCTTCATATTTTCCGCTTTTAATACTCTCAATAAGTACATCCGCGATATCGCATACTGAACAAAATGCAACTGTAATTTCCGAGTTTTTTAACATTTTAATTTCTCCTTTTTCTCTGGTTTTTAATATATTCCTTGATACTATTAATTATCATATTTTCCACTGCGATTAATTTCTCCTCATTTAAAACTCCGATTATTAACAATAGAGCTATGATAACCTCTATTGCTGTTTGAATTATATGTACCGTTGTCATATTTTCCGCTCCTTTCAAATCTTATCTTTTTGTATTATTCTATCTTATTTTTAATCACAAAAAAAATATATCTATTTATAACACTGTTACCGATTTGATTTTTTCCTTTTTAAATGCTGAGTGATTTTCGTAAAAGCTTTTTAAGCCTAATATCTTAGCCTGTTCCGGATTATCGGCAATAACATTTTCCTCAAAAACACCGCCGTAATCTTCAAGCGAAATGCCTACTATATATTGTGTTTTCATCGATTCCAGAATTTCCAATAGAACGCAATAAGCGCATGAGTTTTTTTTATAAAATTCCGTCTGAATCGTCGGACTTTTTTTGAAAAAGCTCTGAATATTTCCGTTCTTTAGGAGAATTTCCGCTGCATTAATTCTATCATTAAGAATGATATCCAATACCTCCGGAGTCAAATATTCCGTGGATGCTCCGCGTTTAATCATCTTTTCCTTTAAACTCTCAAATTGTGTTGATGTGGCTTTTATCATATTTTCCGCTCCTCTTTCAATGTGTTTATACTATAACACGGATGTTTCGCTACGTCAATAATAATTTTGAAATTTTTCTATATTATTTTTTTCCACTCTTAAAAATAATGTCGTGTATTATAGCATTTTTAACCGCATTCTTTCCGACCTTTTTTATTGCCTCGCTCTTCGTTAATAATTCGCGTTCCCGAAAATCATACTCCTCAGTATGCAACCATTTTATTGCATCCTCTCTGCTATAAAACGCATGGACGGAATTATGCCATTCTCCAAAGGCAAATTTGCTTGATATCCCGTATATTGTTATTAACTTAGTCATGCTGATTCTTCTCCTTTGCTTTTATACTATGCTGTAAAAATAATTGCGCATCGCAGGCAATTTTTTCGTCAGAGGTCGTTCATCTTTGATAAATTCCATAAATTTCGGATGTGGTGTTCTATCAAGTATTCTTGAATACTGTTCAATTTCCGACAAACTTTCAAACCTCTTTATAAATTCCATCTTATCTCTACTTGCCATCGCTTTGATTTTTTCCATTTCGGCGGTAGGAATATACGACTCAGCAACATATAGCCGGATGTTTCCACCCTCTGAGATGTGGGCGATTTTTTTATAATCTCCATTTTCCTCTACTGCCTTATTACATACCGTTGTTCCATTGCCGAGGCATCCGAAAAACAATTCAAATTTTCCTACCATCGCTTTCCCCCTCAGTTCTTCGGCGTTTTGTAAACGCAGCCAGTCCATACCTTTTCCGTTGTATCGTAACATTCGCCGCCATATTTTCCACAATTCTCGCACATCGGGTTGACCTTTACTTTAACAAAGTATGCTAAACTTCTGTTATTTTCCATGTATTTTTTTAGGTCTGATTTTCTACCATTCCCAAAATTAAAAGCGGCTTTTATTCTTTCATCAGTCCATAACGTTCCATCTTCCGCTTTGACCGCTGCATTTAAATTCCCATTGTAAAATCTCTCCACATAACTTTTTCCAATTTCCAGAATCATTTTTATATCCCTTTTTTCTTTTAAATTTCGGGCGGTTTTGCCGCCGCCCTCGGCTATCTGCTTATTCTGTACAGAATGTCAACAACTTTTTTATATTGAATCGGTTAGAGGCTTCAAGGGCGGTTTCATTTCTATTCGTTGCAACCTGCCATGATTCGCCGTTCTTTTTCCGTGTGAATGTTTCGGCTAAATATTCACCGTTACCATTATAGTGTTTAAAATAATAAACGCGTCTGAATGTTTCCGTGTTGTCGGTCTCCGAAATCTTTTTAATAAACGACGGATAATCATAATCAAATGACGGATTATAAAGATAATTTTCAATATCGAATCTGTAGCCGTTAGGGGCTTCAATCGCCCTGATTCTGTTAATGTATTCGGGCTTTATGTTTCTTGACATGATTTTTTGCTCCTCTCATATTCCCATAATCTTTAATGCTTCATTGACTGTTAAATAGTGCTGAATTGCATCCGGCTCTGACCACCAAAATTCATAACTCTTATCACAGAGTTCTAAACCATAGCTATATTTATGTTGAATAATTGAAAAATTATCAACAATCAAATAATAGCCATCGTAAGCATTACCGAAATCAAAATCAACCCCGATTATTTCAAGCCTGTGCTTTAAATTTAAAATAGATTTATACATGATGTTAACCTCCTGCCCGTATCGCCGATAGCACAGCGTGTTATTATTACTTTATTATTAAACTTTTTAATTGCTTGATTTTTTGCTTGTGAGATTTAATCTCACGCTCATAATATTTAATTGATTCAGTCTCACCCCAAGGTGTGATATCAAGCCATGATTGCATGTTTGATATCTCTTGCATCAATTGCTGCATCTCATTTGCTATCTGTGCATTATGCACCTTCTGTGATTCTGTAAGCTCATTATTCACCAATCGTTTACCTAATTTATAGATATCATTTTTTGATATCTCAGTGCTCATATATACAAGCTCAAGCCCCTTATATATGTTATAGTTCTGTTCTGTATCTCGGCATCCTGTACCGTTTATGAATTCGCTGTATAACATGTTGTAGCCCCCTTATTCAAAGATGATGTTTGATTCGCTGATGTCAACCATGATTGACTCCTGATTCAATTCGCTTTTTAATTCAGATGTTATTTTTTTATAATCAATCATTTTATCTGTTGCAATTTCAATCCTGATTGATGGCTCATACACGATGCAGTCGGTTGACTGCATTTTATAAACGCCGGAACAATCAATCATTGTGAATGCAAAAATATTATTTTTATCAATCAATATTGATGATATTATTTTTTTTGCCTCATTAGAATTAATTAATTGTGTTTCGGTGTCCTTATCGAACAAGCCGACGGTTAATACTGTTTTGAACATAAAAATAACACTCCTTATACTTGACAAAAAGAGTGTTTAATAATATAATATTAAAGCAAAACTCTTTTTGTTTTGTGGACAGCGTATCATGTAGAGTCGCCAAACTTGTAGCATGATGCGCTGTTGTTTTGTTTGTGGCTATATTATAGCACACTGATAACAGTATGTCAATAGCTTTTTTGAATTTTTTTAATTTTTTTGTACCAAAATTAACCAAAGTAAAATTCTTTTTACTCTAATGCATTAGAGTAAATAAGCGTACCGAAAAAAAGCAAATTTATAATTGCATCCGGATGCGGTCAAATTACTTTATTACTTTAATACACTAAAGCAAAATACACAAAAATGCAAGTCTATATTTTGGTACAATTATAGACTTGTCAAAAAAACTATTCAATAATAGGGGGGTTAGTTTACATCCGGACGGAATTAGAATGTAATAAAATATTAGTAATGTGTTCTCCTTCACTCTCAACCTTTAATAAATATTCATTTTTTTATATCCCCTACAAACCCTCAATCTTTCGCAGTTACCGAAAAAGTGAATATAATAGTACAAACCCTCAATCTTTCGGAGTTTTATAACAAATTCGTATTTTACCGAAAACAAGATTCTGAAGATGTAAATCCTCAATTATTGAATAATATAATCACGAATTTTCGGTATACCGATACTATCATTAAAACACACCTCATTCTATACATTTTTTATACAATTCAATCACTCAATTATTGAATATAATTAATTTCATAATGAATATTGTTACACTCAAAATCAGGTAAATTATATCAGAAAGTTGATTTTCGGAACTAAAATCAGGTATAATATTAAGGATTTTTACTCCGAAAATTGGTTTAAAAGTATTGAATTTTAACCTGCAAAAAGGATAAATGTTAATATTGGAACTGATATTTGGAAATCAGGAAATAAATTTTATACACAAAGGTATAGTATTAAAATAATTATTTTCTTTATTAGATAATAAACCAAAGCGAAACCACAAGGTGAGCTTTGTGTTTATTGACCGTCTGTCAAAACATAATACTGTTCTTTAAGATTTAACAGACTATCGTCTGCAATAACCTAATAATCTACAACACCAAGACAATAATAATAAACCTGATGATTATTAGCTTATTGGATTATACTAAACTATATTCCTTCTGTGATTATTAAGGATTAATACAAGTATTAGACTAACGCGCAATTAAAATTGCTTGTTTCGTTGGTAAATTGCTCATAAAAGCAATAGACCAACGGTACTATTCTTGATTAATACTATTCTAACATTAATAATATACCTTCAAGAATAGTATTAAAGACATTAATACTATTATAGATTTAATACTATATTATGCTATTACAGTATTAATACTATTAAAGGGTAATACTATTATTGAATTAATACTATAAAGAGAATTAATACTGTTATAGAAGTAATACATATAATAATATAAATAAAAAAAATAATAAAAATATTATATTATAATATATAGTAATACCTAAACCATAAGCCTATTTCCTCGGTGGTTTCACCTTCTACGATTAATTGTTCATTTAAATATGTCTTATACCCCCTTTTTCTATAATATATTATATAGAGAATAGGGGGTATTCAGCTATTTAAGTATAATACTATATTGCTAAAGGGGGGGGAATTCTCTATATAAAATACTTATAGAAAATACCCCCCTTACAACTATGAGAGGATTAAAGATGCAGTCTTGCCAATACATCACCCGCTCACGCTTTACACAAGCTTTCCTAAAGTGTTTTTGCAATTTGATAACTTAGTATACTATCTGATATTAAAAACTCATTGTAGAGCCTTATGCGGTCTTATATATAGCATGATTATTCTTCTATGCAGCCGGAGAAAACAAGAAAATGAGAAGCTTTATAAATAATTTAGAAAAACCCCTTGACATAGTTTCAACCTTGTGCTATAATAAGCCCTGTTAGCAAAGGAAATAATAATGATAAAAAAAGAAATCCCTCTGGTGGTTATTGAGAGAGGGAGTATATTTACATCTGAAATTTAAAGAAGGGAGGTTAAATACGGATGAATGTAATTAATAAGAGAATTAAAAAAATACCCAAAGGGTATTCTGATGCACAATGGCAACAAGATTTTCTGTACATCAAAGAGGTTATACAACCATCTTCGTTAAGCAAAATGAAAATCATTCCTGAATCATATCACCTTAATGGTACATATCATGGTAAGACGCAATATCAATATTATTGTGATGGAATTAATGACATGTTATCTACCATTAGACGCGGAGAAATTGATTACTGTTATCATATTTATCAAATTGAAGATTTATTGAAATATGAACATGACCGATTAAAAGCTGAGTGGCTGCCGGAAGATGGCTGCTTTAAATTAAGCCTTAATAAATAAGATAGAAAAATACATATAATCATTTATGACCTTGTGGTTAAAAATATAAAAAACAGGAGGAATGCATTTGCAGCAAAAAAGCGTACAAAGGTTTATATATAAGATTGAAAGTAAACAATTAAAAAAAGAAAAATGGGAACTTACGCTGTCGCTAAAGGATGCAATGAAACGCTGTCCTGAAATAATAGTTTCACTCAGTGACAGCCAGTGCTTACGCTTTATTGACGAAATTAACGGTATTAATGATATTAACGATAAAGTTCGTAACATTCAGAAAAAGATTAAAGACATAAAAAAGCAACCGAGAAGTCGGGAAACCAAAATGCTTATCAAAAACTACTATGACATTCTTTATGCCCTACAGTTTCAGAAGGATTACATTTGTGTTGTTATGAATAGTGAATCAGACTATGACAGAGCCAATAAAGGCTTTAGTATTGATTATGGTGACTGCACAATTAAATACAGACGATTTCTCGGCACGAATGGTGGAATCAAGAACTCGACCATTGTATATGTCAATGAAAACATCTACCCTGAATTAAAAAAACGATTGGATAACGGCAGAGACAAAAGCAAGGAATTAGTTCCTGCGAAATTAGAGGCATATCAGGCACTTATCTGTTCCGGGTCAATTCCTCTCCCAAAACCAAACGGAATTATTGTTGTTAATGATTGTATTACTAAATTTAAAGAGGATGTAATTCTTATAAATGATGAAACGGATGGCGAACCTCTCTTAACTTATGAAAAAGACTACGAAATCGAACATAATGATTCTGATGGCTACGGTCTAATGCTCCCATCCTATTCTAAAAGAGTTAATGAATATCTCACCGGCAACTCTGAAACAATATCCGGCATGAATACACGATACGCATGGAATAAGGGAATGCTTTATACATTCGACTACATTGAATTTGCTGAAACGGTAGCTGACACATATGAGGTCACTGATGTTTGGGGTGACAAACGAGATGTTAGGGATGCAGAAGTTATTCTTACAGCTTCAATGCTCAAGCTTTGGGACAGCTATAAAAATTGGGAGGATTATTACTCTAATTGCGAGAAAAATCATTATCAGTTTTCCACAACAAAGACTACTCCTGATGAATTAGAAAATGTTCGAGACACAAATTATCAATTTCTTCAAAGCTATGATTTTTCGGATGATGAACTTGTCGAATTATGTCAGCCGACAATAGATGAGATTAAGGATGTTATCGGGCTTGATTATAGAAAGAGTCTTGCTTTTCTTGCCGGATTCGGTCTCAATGATAGAAATGCATTCAATGACAATCTGGAATTCTATGTAAAAGCGTTGATGATTGACCACCGAATGATTAACGACCCTTTTATTCGCAATAAAATTAAGCACATGATAAAGAGACGCATTGAAATGGGTAAACGCGGAGCAGTAAGAATAAATGCGAACTATGCAATGATATCCGGAGACCCGTATTCTCTCGCACAAAGCATTTTTGGACTGGATGTCACAGGGCTATTAAAGAAGGGTGAGGTTTACCATAAATATTGGATGGATAGGGGTGCAGACGAAATCGCTTGTTTCCGTGCCCCAATGACATGCAAAAATAACATCAGAAGAATGAAACTCGCAAAAGGTGAAGACATAAAACATTGGTATCAGTATATAACTACCGCGCTAATATACAACAGCTGGGATTCTGCTTGTGAGGCAGAAAATGGCGCGGACAAGGATTAATTTCGGTTCTTGTAAAACTCGGTGAACCTATACATATAGGGTGTAATTACATATTGGCAAATGTAATTGCTAACGGTGAACATCTAAGTGAAAGTATTTATAAATTAAGGAAAGGAGCTATATGGAGGAAATATGGAAAGATATAGATGGGTACATTGGTTATTACCAAATAAGTAATCTTGGGAATGTAAAAAGTCTTGAAAGAATAGTAGAACGGAATGGCGTTGTTCAAAAAAGAAAAGAACGAATTATGAGTAAAAGGCAGAATAGTGACGGATATTATATTGCGAAATTAAATTTAAATAGAACTTCAAAATCAATTCCTATTCATAGACTGGTTGCTCAAGCTTTTATCCCCAATCCATTAAAATTACCAGAAGTAAATCACAAGGATTGTAATAGACAAAACAACAATGTAAACAATTTGGAATGGTGTAGCCATTATGATAATATAAAACACTCAGCAAAACTCGGAAGATATCCAAAAAGATATGGGATAAAGAACCCCAATTACGGAAACCACAAGTTGCATAATAGATACACGACAAATCGCGAACTTGGGAAATTACAATCCAGACCAAAAGAACAAAACGGAATGGCTAAACAAATTGAGATGATAGATTTAAATATGCATCATCTCAAAACATTTAAATGGATAGGCGAATGCGCTGAATACTTAATAGATAACAATATTACAAAATCAAAAAATGTAAACTCAATCAGAACAGCAATCTCATTATCCATAAAGAAAAATAGAAAATATTACAACTACTATTTTAAATTTATATAAATACTTTCATACGACAACACCGTGCCAAGCTATTTGGAAACATGTAGAAGGTGTAACGACTAAGAAATACGGGCTAAATCAATAGACATTGCCTATGAATTCTGTACGGCAGTAGTGGAATTCTGTTGCCGGAAGTGCCGAGGCTATATGCTGCGAATATAGTAAGAGATAGTCTATTCCCCTAATAAATATCGGGAAACCGAGGGTGTTTTTGGGAGATACAAACATGTGTACAGATAATCCTATTATAGTAAATAGGACAAAACATTCACCCACTATTATCTGCCTTCAGAAAAGGGCTGCAAAGAAAATACCAACAGAAGATGACATCATAGCCTCAAACAAACTGGCTTTTAATGATGATATCGGAGTGGTTACTAATCATGTAACCAGTATGATTGAAGTTCAATCCGGTTATTCCCCTGAATCGGATGAATATAAGACTTTAGATTATAGAATAATGTGCGGACAATTATTTCAGCAAAATACGATTAACTTAATAGTCGCGCTGTGTAGTGATATACAGATGAAAACAAGGTGAACCAATAAATATTGGGTGTCAGTTAAACGCTTTAGTAATCATAGGAAATGATGATGTATTAACTGGCTAACTGGGAAAATCTAAATATGTATAATAATAAAAGTATATACAAAGAATACGGAATTTACGGAATAAAAAATAAATTAAATAACAAAATTTATGTTGGAAAAACAATAAAAATGGTGCATTATATACCATTGAACAAGTTAAAGAAATTCGTAGACTGCACGAAACAGAAAACAAAGGATATACAGAAATCTCAGAATTAATGCACATTCCAAGGTATACCGTATATTTAATAGCCACTTACCGTAGGTGGAAAGAAGTTTAATAAAATACATACAAGATAATCCAGTGCCAAATCAGGATAGTGATATTCTGAAAGGTCAAACGACTAAAACATACCTTCTCTATGAGAAGATGAAGTTTGTACTATAATGGTGAAATTCCGTTATGGGAAGTGCCTTGCATCTCTTAACAGAGATGAAGAGATAGTCTATTCCCCTAATAAATATCGGGAAACCGAGGGTATAAAAGAGATAGAGCTAAAGGAATTATTGCCAAACCCATGCCCTCATATTGGTATAATTCTCATGAATGCAAAATCAAAGAAGATGATAATGAAGAAGTCGCCAAACAAAAGGAGTTTAACTCCAAGATTGTCGCTGATAAGAAACCCTATTTTATGACTTACATATATCCAAGACTAAAATCAGAAAACAATGCTTATATTGAAAACAACCGCCTTGATATCATCAGGAGATTCAGACAATATGGAATCAACAGCATTGAGGATTTAGAAAAATATGATAATAAAACAGTTTCTATGCTTATGTATCTCGATTATTACGATAAGCTAATCCCTGTAGGGAATAATCATTGTGTTGTAAACCGTATATCTTGGATATTTGAAAAAGCGTTCACAAGGAATCAAACAAAATCTCAGCATTCACATTTTGATTATTCGATTCTAAAATGCGGAACAGAATACTCTAAGGATGCCTTTAAGAAAATACTTACATTATATAAAAAATACAACGATGAAATTGATAAATTTCATATTGTCAATTGGAATAAAAAAAATAGCGATGATGATGTAGCAGATTGGTTATCATCATTAAGATTAGCTTTTCAAATCGAATGCGAAAAAATATGCTCTAATGAGGACGAATTATGTGATATCATCTTAGACATTTGTTATTCAAAAGAAAGGTCAAAACAATTCGCATGGGAAATATGCGGTTCAACGATTATTAGAAATCTATTAAGAAAAAACAATTACACAATACATTATCCTCTGACAACCAAGAGCAACGGTGAGTTCGCCTATTGCGGATTACAATTTAATATGTGTGAAAAAGAAGTGGAGGTGAAATAATGATTATTTTGAATGAGAAAGCATATGCTCAAAAATGTTTAGAACAAGGAATAACAGATAAAAATCCATATCAAGTGATTGGTATTTTAGCAAAATATTACGCACAGCAAAGTATGAAAAAGAGGCAGGTCAAAACCGACATTTTACATTACTTACAAAAACACTACCCTCGCTATGAACTGAATGAAGAACGATGGCTTAGTGCAATTGATACGGTGATTAATAAAGCCGCCAACGAACAGTTGTTTGAAATATCAGGCGTAAAAATTACAAAATCCGAAATTAACACAATAAAAAACATAAAAAACAAAACCTTAGAAAAACTCGCTTTCACATCTTTATGTCTTGCAAAGCTAAACAATTTAAAGAAACCAAATAACAATAGTTGGGTAAACATAGCCCCCCCCGAAGTTTTTAAGTTGGCTCATATACCGTGTTCCGCAATTGAGCAAAGTATAAAACTAAACAAATTATATATTCTTGGTTTGGTTGAGTTTCCAAAAAAGAATGGCAATCTTAATTACAGAATAACATTTGTTGATGATAATGATGAGGAGGAACTTTTCATATCCGATTTCCGAGAACTCGGTTTTGAATATCTCAATTATTGCGGAGAAAAGTTTTTTCGATGTGCGGAATGCGGAGTATTGGAGAAGCCGAATTCTAAAGCTAAAATCCAAAAATACTGCAAAAAACATAGGAATAATGAAAATCAAACAGAAAAAACAATCTTCTGCGTTGATTGCGGAAAACCCGTAGAGATAGCATCAAAAGATAATCAAACGAATAGATGTCTTGAATGTTATGAGATTTATCGAAAAAAATGTATAAGAAAAAATGTGCAAAAATTAAGAGAGAAACAAAAATGTAATCAGCACAAAAAAAATTAAAAACCTTATAACCCATACAAACACTCAAGAATTGAGGGCTAAAATCGAGTTAAGAGGATTTTTAAAAAAAGTCTGTTCTCCTTTATGAAGGTAAATACACCTTCTCTCTCATTTCTTTATCTTTCTCTTTTCTTGATTACACCGCTATGGCGATTGCTATGTCGGTGTCACAGCGGCTATATTGTGACTTCCTTCTTTAATAATACAAAAAGATGTTTATAAATTTTCAAAGCCACAATGACTTCCGCATAAAGTCCAAACGGTGCGAGTCCGATAAGAGATTAAATCCACTTGGCAAACATACGGCATTATCGTCTAACAGGTATAGGACACAACCCTTTCAAGGTTGTAATGTGAGTTCAAGTCTCGCTAATGTCACCATTAACAATTTATATGGCTCTGTAGTTCAGTGCTCTAACTTCCATATGTGGGTGTAGTTCAATGGTAGAATCCCAGCCTTCCAAGCTGGTCGTGTGGGTTCAACTCCCATCACCCACTCCATAAATGTCGAAAGACAAAAAAAATAAAAGAAAAGGTGGTTTATCCATTTGAAAGAAATCAAAAAAGAGGAAATTGAGTTACTTGAAAGAAGAAATATTATCCATAATTCCAGTAGGGGTTATGTTGATAGGTTCGGAAATGTAGTCGGTTTTTATCGTACAGTAAATAAGCGATACATAGAAGACAAATACTCAGATATTGCAAGGAGATTAAATAAATGATTTAAATCATAACAGAAGGTGTGTTAAGTCATCCTGACACGCCTTTTACTTATTTAATTAAGAAAATACAAAACAAATACAGATAAAACATTTAAGGATGTGAGACAATGACTGATTTGGAGAAGAAGATTCAAGCGTATGGCTTAACACCAAAACAGTATGAATCATGTTTGTCTGATGCTTATAAAAAAGCTAATCATATTATTGATATGGATTGGCAAGAGATTGTAGATAAATATAATCTGAATATTCATTATGACAGTCTGCGCAAAGCCACACAAACAATTTTTGGCGGAGCTTTTGTTTTGGAATACTTCAAGTCCAAATTGGCGTCACAATCAGACAATACATATTTAACGGAAATCCGTGCCGAGAAACAGGAAATCAGAAAAGAAAAACAAAAACTCTTTGATGAAAGAACTGCTTTGAACAAGGTTTTAAGAGAGCAGGGCAGAAAAGAATCTATGTTCGAGATTGTAAAACGAGCTATAGAGGAATATAAGCCTGTTAGTTTTAACTATACACCATCTGTTGTTCCGGACAGTGATAATGACTTAATTATTCATTTAACCGATTTGCATTGCGGAGTAAATATTGATTCTCCTTTTAATATTTTTAATATGAACATATTAGAACAGCGATTGAAGAATTATTTGGATGAAATATTCGACATTCAAAGAATTTACAAATCGCAAAATGCTTATGTGATTATCGGCGGCGATTTAATTCAAGGCTTGATTCATCCAAATGCAAGAATCGAAGCTAAAGAAAATGTTGTTACACAGATTGTGGAAGTTACCGATTTGGTTAGCAATTTTATTTTTGAACTGAGTAAGATTTTTCAGAATGTAGAAGTTCATACGACAGCAGGTAATCATTCTCGCTCAACAGCAAATAAAGAAGAATCTGTTCATGGTGAAAATTTCGACTTGCTTGTTCCCTTCGCCTGCAAAAAAGATTTAAAGAATGTAGAAAATGTAAAGTTTATAGACAATTATTTGGATTGTGATATTGCAACATTCAAAGTCAGAGGACATATGGTCTATGCAACACACGGAGATAAAGACACCGCAAAGAATGTTGTTTATCATATGACACAATTTGCAAGAAAGGCAAAACTACCGTTACCGGATTTATGTTACCTTGGTCATCGACACAAAAACGGACTTACAACTGTTGATGATGTTAAAGTTATCGAAAGCGGATGTGTAGATGGGATGGATGCATATGCAATAGACAGACGATTGGTCGGAACGCCCGAACAAACCGTGACAGTTGTAACAGCTAAGAAAAGAATTAAAGCATTATGCGATATTCAAATTGATTAATTTGATTTGATTTTTAATAAAAAAAATGGAGAGATAAAAAAAGAAATGAACAAAAAAGATATTATTGAAAAGTTATCTGAGCGTATCTACGGTGATACATCAGAATGCAATATAAAACAGATAACTCAATTTTGCGATACTTTCGCAGATATATGTACAGACGCATTAATTGAGGGAAATAAGATTGCATGGAAAGGTTTTTTAAATATTGAAGTAATTGAAAGGAAGCAGCGTTGCGGAAGAAACCCACAGACAAATGAGATTGTCGTCTTTCCTCCTACAAAATCTGTTAAGTGCAAAATCAGCAAAACCATCAAAGATATGGTTAATGAGGAATAGGAGTTCTTATGGAATCAAAATATTATGAACTTCTAAAGAACACGAGATGTGAGGATTGCTGCTGTGATTGTTCTAATTGTCCTCATAAAGATAATTTTGATTCTATTGCAGAATCCTTGGATTTGTTTGACTATATTTTAAATCATTCCTGCGACACTTAATAGATGAAACCGGACTGTTTTTAACAGTCTCTTTTTTTTATATTAAATGAAAGAACATGGAGGTGGTTAAGATATCAGAAAAAGAAGATAAAAATAGCTGTTGCGTCTGCGGTGAATTACTTAGTCTAACAGGATTCTACAAATCAAACAGTCCTTTTTATAACAAAGGCATACTTCCGATATGTAAAGAGTGTTTTGGTGCTAAATTCGGAGAATTTACAGCCGAATATCACAGTGCAAAAAAGGCAATGAAAAGGTTATGCATGGCATTTGATATTTACTTTGATGATACATTATTTGACAAATGCAACACCAATGATGCTACGTTAGGCAATTATTTCAGGAAACTTAACATGTCTCAATATAAGAACAAGACTTTTAGCGACTCATTGCAAAACGGGTTTTATTTCGCGGAAGAAAAAAACAGTATTAATAAACCTCCCACAACGGTAACAGCAGGAAATGATGAAATAGATGATAACAATACAATCGCCTCAGAAGACATAGATAAATGGGGTGTGGGTTTTGAAAAGGTTGATTATGATGTGCTAAATGCACATTACAAATATTTAAAAACAGCCAATCCAAATTGCGACAGCAATCAAGAAATATTTGTAATTGATTTATGTTATATTCATATGCAAAAGATGAAAGCGTTAAGAAATAGTGATGTTGATGGCTACAACAAGCTAACCGAATCTTATAGAAAATCATTTAATCAAGCAGGATTGAAAACGGCAGATACCATGAAAACAGATGATGACTGTTGGAGCTTGTGGGTTGATAGAGTTTCGCAATTTACACCGGAGGAATTTTATAAAAACAAAGAACGCTACAAAGATTTCGACGGATTAGGCGAATATTATGAGCGTTTCGCTGTTCGTCCCTTGCGAAATATTGAGCTTGGAACAGAAGACAGGGATTATGAATTTTATGTACATGAGGAGGAATAGTCCATGAACACTCCTCTCGCAACAAAAACAAAAAGAATATACAATTCTGATTTGGACGAAATACAAAGAAATTTATATAAAAACTTTCCAAATACACATTTCTTAAGTAATCCAACAAATTGTGAACACTTTCTGCGCTGGAACACTTTCTTCCGGCGCAATTTTCATAGGTTTGCAATTGATTATTTGGGTTTAAAGCTTTACGAATATCAAGCACTCTCATTGTACCAAATGGGCGTAAATAATATGATAGTCATAGTTGCATCTCGTGCCGCAGCTAAATCATTTATAATTGCCCTTTATGCTTGCATACGGTGCATTCTATATCCAAATACAAAAATTTTGCTAAGTTCAGCGACAAAAGGACAGAGCGAACTCATAATTACGGAAAAAATAAAAAATGAACTTATGGTTTGGTCTCCGATGCTTGCAAGAGAAATAGAAAGCATTAAAGACAACCAGAACAAAACTATTGTTTATTTTAGAAATAAAAGCAAAATAACGGTTGTTGTTGCAAACGACAACGCCCGCGGCAATCGTTCTAATTGTATTGTAAGAGAAGAATTTAGACAGATTTTAAAATCCATAGACGATAGCGTTTTATCCCCTTGCCAAATTCTAAGGCAAGCTCCATACATGAATAATCCTTATTATGCAGAACAGCCGGAGCTAAAAGAAGAGCCTGTTGATATCTATATTAGTTCCAGTTGGTTCGATAACGGAAACTGGATGTGGAAAATAGTTGACAATGCATATGAACAAATGTTGGAAGGAAAACCATCTTGTTTATTAGCGTTTGACGAAGCTGTCGTTTTAAAACACGGCATTAAATCCATGAGTCAGCTTATTGGAGAACAGCGGAAACAAGACCCTATTACTTGGAAATTAGAATTTTTAAACAGTAGATTGAAAGAAAATCAATCTGCTTTTTTTTCATACGCAATGCTTCAAGAAAATCAGAGGTTGTTGAATCCATTTTACCCAAGGACATTACTGGATGTAAAGATGGGGAAAAAGAATAAGTTTGAAATTACAAAGCTAAACAATGAAATCAGAATAATATCTTGTGATATGGCTTTTGTTACAAACAATAAGAATGATAACTCGGTTTTCACATGTATGAGATTATTGCCTGAGTTTTCAACAATTAACCGCAGTTCATCTGAAGATATAAAAATTGACAACGGATACCGCAGAATTGTTTCATATATGGAGGCGATTCAAGGTGGAGATGTTACAAAACAAGCATTAAGAATCAGACAGTTGTTTGAGGACTTTAATGCCGATTATATTGTTTTAGATACGCGGAACGGCGGTTCAACAGTGTTGGATATACTTGGAAATATAATGTATGACGAAGAAAGAGGCAAAGAGTATACACCATTAGTATGCATGAATAATGAATCATACAAGAATAGGATTCACATCGAAGGTTCTATCGAATGCGTGTATGCAATAAATGCAACTCAAAAATTAAACAGTGATATTGCTCTTGATTTTAGAAGAATTTTAGAAAGTAAAAAAATAGATTTGCCAGTCACATTTGAACAAGCAAAAGAAGAAATACTTCCGAATATTAAAGAATATGTTGCATCTGCTGACGGAGAAACACAAGTCTTTTATGAGTCTCCTTACTTACAGGCGCAAGCACTGATAAACGAAACGGTAAGTTTGGTCTACGAAAAGAAAGAACAAACAGGTGTGATTGTTATTAAAGAAACCGGAAGCAATCGAAAAGACCGATACACATCGGTTTCTTATGGTTCATGGTTCGCAACTCAATTAGAAAAAGATTTAACCATACAAAATGAAGATTATGAGTATGGGACATTTATAAATTAGCACAGGAGGGAGGTAGAAAATGTCTAACAGAAAAAACAACAATTTCAAACAAAAAGAGATATATGAACATAACAGCAAACAATTCGCTCAAAATCCCGTGAACGAGTTTTCTTCACTTGGAAGTCAACAAGCTTACATAGACTGTTATTTCAATGGTTTTAACATTTTTGACTTATATACAAGAGAACAACTTTCAGCTCTTGTTAAAGACCCTATGGCTAATAATAAACTATTGAGAGAGTTATCTAATATTTTATATAGTACAAACGGCACATTTACGAACACGGTTGATTACATGACGGCAATGCCGACGCTCGACAAAGTAATTGTTTCTCACGGCAAAAACATTTCAAAACGAAAAAGAAACAAAGAATTAATGGAATCCACTTTAAGAACAATTAAGGATAAAGAAATTGTTCGAGATGCACTATTCAGAGGAATGGTTGACGGTATTGCTTTTTATTATTTTGAGACGACGAATAAGCCTCCTATGTTGCAAATATTGCTTACGGATTATGATGTGAACAGTATCGTCGAAATAAATGAACTTGGATTAAATGCAAGTATAATTTCGCTGCCGGCTGATTATACAGAAATTGTCGGCATAAAGAATAATTCGTATGTTATAGCTTTTAATCTTGATTATTTTAACTCCGCAGAAGGAGAAGCTACCGAGATGAAACTAAAAAAATACCCAAAAGAAATTAGAGACGCATATAATACTCGGCGCAATAAAAATGGATTTACAGGCGGCAATTGGATAGTATTAGACAACAAAAAAACTATTGTTCATAAAATTCGTTCAAGACGAGAAGAAAAATATGGCAGACCGTTAGTTCTTGCGGCAATAAATGATATATTATACGATGATTATTTCACATCAACAAAAAGAAATATACTTGGAGAAATAAACAACAAGATTATTTATGAAACATTCCCGGAAGGAAGAGATAAGGGCACTTGCGCCTTAACAAAAAAGCAACAAGAAGAACAACATAACACTGTTAAAAATGCGGTTATGAATAAAAATAATCGTGGAGGAACTTCATTCTTTTCAGTCGCATCGGGGACAAAACTAAATGCACTTGAGGTAGGCAACACCGATATTTTCGATGAAAAATACGAATCGAACCTTGGTGACAGAATCGCTCTCGATTTAGGTTTCGCAGCATCCGCTCTTAATGGAGTCGGTTCAGGCTCATATTCATCACAAGAGCAGAATCTTGAACTTGTAACAGCGCAATTATTTCAATGGGTTGAACAAATTGTTTCAGAAATAAACAAATGCATCTCAGAAAACATTATCGATGATAAAAAGAATTGGGTTGAATGCAGATACCTGCCTATTACATATGTCAACAAAAGTAAAATGGTTAATTACGCAAAAGACTTATACTTACAGGGAAAAGGCAGCTTATCTCTGTGGGCGAGTGCATGTGGAATCTCTCCCGATGTATTCTTTGCTTTGCTTGACCAAGAACTTTCGGAGGATATTGAAAACAAATATCCTGTGCATAAAACTTCTTACACTCTTTCAACTAAAAATAATAGTGGCGGCAGACCCACCACTGATACGCCAAGTGCAAAAACAATTCAATCAAGAGCTAACAACGGCAATAATATACCCTCCCCTTCTGATGATAAATAATAAAACTTAATACATAGACTGAAATTAACTTTTAATGATTATTGTATGTTAAACAATCATTTGAAGTTGTTTTTTTATGTTTGCCGAGACTCATAAAATGGAGAGTTTAATTATTAAGACCCCCATTTTTATGGGGTCTTTTTATATAAAAAGTAAATACAAGGTGGTGAGAATGAATGAAAACATTTGAGATTTTTAGTGAATCGAAGAAAAAGGGACAAAACGGTAGACGAAAATTCAAAGCCGTACTTTATCAAATATATCCCGATAGCTGTATAGATGAAGAAAAAGAAGCAGGGACACAATATAATGCAAACGGCATCACATGGATTAAAAAGTATTGTGAAAGAGCACTGCCGAGCATTAAAGGTATGAGTTTGAGATGTGAATTTCTTGATGAGGAAAGAACAGAATTATGCGGTCATGGAATGACCGATGTTAAAGATGATATTCCTATCTTTGAGAATGCGGTAGTTATCGGAACTTTCAGTGATGGTTATATTGATGAGGTTGAACTTCCTGATGGAGAGATAATTACAGCCTGTATTGGAGAGGGAGAAATTGACAGTAGTTGTTATAACAACTTATGTGAAAAATTAGACGAGAATATTTCAAACGGCATTTACCCCAGCGGAAGTGTGGAAATCATGCGAACCGAGAATAACGATGGAATTATATATAAATACGGTTATAAGGATTATGGTCGAATCCCAACTGAGTTCGTACATTCGGGTTACGCACTTCTTGGAGTAACGCCATCTGACCAAAAGGCAAAAATTATAGAATTGAATGAAAAGGAGAATATCGAAAAAATGAATGATTCTGAGATTAAGACTCTTATAGAACAGACGGTTGCTTCCGTATTAAATCATACATCTGAAATCAATCAGTGTAAGGACGATTGTCAAAAGAAAACCGCAGAACTCAATGCCCAAATTGAAACTGTAACTGAGGAAAAAAATGAAGCTATTGCGAACGAAGAGAAAATTCAGGAAGCTCTTGATGCTTGTAGGAAAGAACTTGAAGATACACACAAAAAGCTTGATAGCTTGTATGAGGAAATGAACACTTTGCGTAATGAGCTTGGCAAAGCAAAGGCTGCCGAGCGTATCAATGAATTAAATGCCGCTATTGCTGATTTTTCTGACGACGAAAAATCATATGCATCAGCTGAAATTGAAGCCTTTAACTCCGACCCCGTTACTTCGGAAATCAATTCGGTTATAAGTAAGATTTGGGAAGGTATTGGCAAAAAGGCAAAAGAAAAAGATGTTATTGCAGAACAAAATGCTGCCAACTCAAAGCATAATGTGGAAGATATTTTTAGCGTGGTAGAAATTCCCTCTGCAAATACGGACACAAGCATTTTTTAAAAATTAAAGAAAGAAGGACGATTTCAATATGATAAAAGTAGAAACACTTGGCATGATAGATAGTGCAAAAGTTAATCCCGTAATTACATCTCAGAGTGATGTTGCAAATTATCAGTTTATTACACATGATGACGATGTATATCTCATCGCAAACACCTTGAGCGGAGACGACTCCGGCAAGGAAGATATTATCATAAAGGCTGGTGAGTATCTTAACGGTTACCTTGTTAAAGCATGGGATGGTCAGAAGCTCGTTATAGATGAGAAGCATATCAAGTATGCAGATAGCAAGTCTTATGCAGATATTGCAGCAGGCACTACACTTTTAAAGATTACCACTGATGGAAATCTTGAAGTTGCTTCGGCTGCGCCCAGCACCGGTATTTATTTCAAAGTGACGGACAAATGCACCTTGACCGAAAAGGCAATTAAAGCAAAGGTTATAGTTGTCGATAAAGATACTGTTTCGGGTAATTAAGATAGAAAGGACGATTAAAATGAATACTACATATGAACTTAACAATCTCCGCAAGGATGCAGATACATTCAACGGAAAATTTAAAAAGACCTCCCCTATTGTAGAAGTTTTTTCTGCAATGGTAAGCGGTCAGGAACTTTCAAAGTTCGGCAAGAAAGCAGATGCAGCAGTCGCATACATTAAAGACCTTGGTTCTCGTGCCGAAAATGGCGACCCTTCTGCGGTCGTAGAATTGAACACATTGAGACGATTTGTAGTCGAAACGCCTATCATGGAAGAGATTAAGCTGCTTGGCATTTTCGGCACATACAAGCATGTAGCCTATGACGAGACCATTGAGCGCGAGGTATATAAGCATGTAGGCGAACGCTCTCGCACACAGGCTGCCGGTGGTGATGTTGTATTCCCTCAGACTGTAAAAGAGACTTATCCTGTTGCAACATTCACGGTCTCCGGTGGTTACGCTGTTGACTATCGCAGAGTTGCGCTCGGCGACATGGAGAAGGAGAATGAGGGTCTTGCTCTCGTTAAGACCGACATTCGCAATCGTGCTGTTCGTGCAATCGTAGAGAGAGTTTATAATGCAATCAAGAATGCTACCGGTGTTAAATATACAATTGAGGCTGCCGGTTTAACTAAGACCGGTGTTGATGGAGTTATCAACAAGGTTCGCAGAAATGGCAGACCCACTATTATCGGCGACTACGCTCTGATATCTCAGTTCACTCCTTGGGCTGGTTATGTAGGCAATATAAACAGCAATACGGTAACCGGTATCTCCGAAAAGGCTATGAATGAGATTGCACAGGATGGAATTCTTTCTCTCTACAATGGCTGTATTTTGAAGGAGATGCCCAATCCGTATAATGAATATGAAATGACTGAGGATGGAACTAATTTCGAGACCATGCTTCCTGCCGGTCTTGGATTCGTTGTTCCTACCGGAGTTAAGTCTCCTATTGCTACATACACTCGTGGCGGTCTTACCTCATTTACCGGTAATAATATTAAGACAGGTAAGATTGAGACTCGCTTTGACCTTGAGGTTGGCTGTGATGTCGCAAAGGGTCAGGAGCACCGTATTGGTACGATTTATGATTCAAACATCGGAGGTTTGGATTAATCCTGTTCCAAATATATAAATGGCGGCACTCCACAAGGGAATGCCGCCTTTTAATATTATCGGATTAGCGAAGAAAGAATCTAATGGAAAAACACAACGATAATTTTTATTGCTATTCTTTAAGATTGTTTCATTTTCTGTCTGCTTTTTCAGAAAAATGTTATATTTCAAAAATAAATACTGTTAGCGGAAATCGCTATTGGGTATTCAAAAAATCAAACAGATTGGATGAAATAATTAAACTATACAACAAAGTTAAACACAAAATTAGTTGAAATCTGAATTAATTAATTGAAACGAGGTAAAAAAATGGCAGAGAAAAAAACTGCAACAAAAGTTCAGCCTCAGAATAATGAAGAAGAGTTGAATCTTGACACGAAGGTAACGGTCAAGAATCTTGCCGATTGGGATGTAACATTCGCAAGAAAGCATGATGGAGTCGGAGATATTGTTATAGTTGCAAACGGACAGCAGAGATTGTCTCGTAATGAAGTAATTGCTCAGGTAAATGACAATAATAATCTCTTTATAGGCACGGCAAACGGAGACCATGCAACTGTATATATTGAAGATGCTGCAACTCGTCAACTTCTTGGATTCGAGGAAAAGGACAGACCACAAAGAATTTTCACAGAAAAATTGGTCAAGGATTTGTTTGCTTTAAGTCAAGCTGAATATGAGACTGAAATCGTAAAACATATAAAAACAAGGACAGAAAAATATGCACTAATCGACACAATCCGAAACTTACATTTAAACGATTATGCCAAGATTGTATTCGCAACAAAATATACAGGTTATCAGTTGTAACTTAAAGATAGAAAGAAGGTGCTCGCGATAAACACAAAAGCTCAAGAGATTTTTGAAATATTTGAATCATCATTCGCCGACAAGGTTGTTTTGCCTGATGAATTAGAATTATGTTGGCTAAAGAAAGCAATCGGAAGATATAGTGCAGAACTTGATGTGCTGAATTTCGATTTAGAAAATTTGGAATTTGATTGCAAACTTGACCCATATGTTATGGATAATCTTGCCACCATGATGAGACAATTTTATCAAGAGCGCGAATGGTCGAAAATTAACAAGCAAATATCTATTGTCGGAAAAGATATAAGCATAGATGGTGCCGGTCACGGAAAAACTGCTGCCAAAAACGAATTAGAGTACTATGTTACTCAAAATAATATCATGGTTTCAAATCAAAAACCGACCGCGTATTCATAAGGCGGTGATATTACGGCAAAAGAATGGTATTTATTAAACACTAACCACGATACTGTCAGTGGATTTGAAAGTGAAAATTTCGACGATTATGCTGCCGATGCGTTTTATGAGGCTCTGAACTCTTCTATCGGTCGTAACATTGAAATATGCAATTGCGATTTAACACAAAGAAAGAAAATAAAAGCTATAGTACAAGGTAATGTACAAGACACAAGATTAAAGACACAGCAACGAACAGTATTAGTCCCGATTGGTTCTTGTAAAGCAGGACAATATATATTCTATAAGAATTATTATTGGTTGATTGTCGGACTTGTAGATGACAACGGTATATATGAGAAAGCAGTATTAGCCTTCTGCAACTACTTATTAACATGGCAAAACAAAGACGGAAAGGTCATACAGCGTTGGAGTAACATAACCTCAGCATCACAATACAACAACGGTGAGACAAGCAACAAGTTTTATTTTGTCCGTAGTGACCAGCTTATGGTGTTGATTCCTAATGATGAGGAGTGTCTGCTTATTAAGCACAAGCAACGCTTTATTATAGACAAAAGATGTGATATTTATGAAAAAAGCATGGAAAAAGATGTTGCTACCGACACATCAAAGCCTGTTATAACCTATGAGCTTACCAGAATGGATAATGTTCTGTTTGATTATCAGGATAGTGGATATCTTGAATTCATGGCATATCAGGATGAACAGCATGAAACTGACGGTTATTATGTTGTAGACGGACAAGGTTATTGGCTGTGCGAAGCTCCGAAAAGTGAAAATAAAACGGACATTTTATTATGTACAATTGAATGTGACGAGCCGTGTATTTATTGTAATTTAGAACCGGCATTGTTCTATGCAAAATTCTACGACTCTGGCGGTGAGGTTAAGAATATATCCCCTTGCTGGGAAATTGATTGTGATTTTAAAGACAAATTAAATATTGAATACATAGAAAATGCAATCAGTATTTTTGTCACGGATAAAAAATGTATTAATAAATCCTTTAAATTATCCCTGTCTGCGGATGGATATACAACTGTAACTCTTATTATCACAATTAAAGCTTTTATTTGATTGGAATTTAGGAGGGGTTGATTGGTGACAAAAAAGAGGAAAAACACCGCAGAGCGCGGAAAATTCAAACAAGAAATAACTTCTGCTCTCTACCGGAGCAACGATATCAAAGAATTGCTCTTAGGAGATACCGATTTAAGTGATTTGAGTTCAAGTGAAAAACAAAAAATGTTCAAAAACCATGTAAAATCGCATCTATTTATCGATGACACGATTCAGGAAACGGATTCTTTTATTTTTTATGATATTAGATTTCCCGAATTATCTGAGAACATAAAGAATTGTCAAATCATTCTTTACGCTATATGCCATAGAGATATCCTCGACAATTATGAAAAAGAGGGGTACTACGGTAATCGTGCCGATATACTGTCTCAAATGATAGAGGATTGTTTAATTAACGACGAGTCTGTTATAAACAATTTCGGAATCGGTAGATTGGCATTGAATAGTGTTGATATCTACAATGCCAAAAGATATTACGGCGTAATAATGGTTTTCAATGTTCCCAATTTCAGGTGATATATAATATGCGTTTAGATTACGGAACACAAATAAGTCCATATCCGGTGGTGCTCTCGGATGTGACTATAAAAAAACCTACACTTGCGGATATCGCAAAAATATCATTTGATAAATTCAGCTATTACGAATTATTTTTAAAACTAACTCCCGAAATGTTCTTTACTAAAATAAAACAGAACGGGAACAATTATTGGGAAAGTCTAACAACAGAACAAAGAAAAGAAATTACTCTATATAACATCATAAAACAGGATAAAACAATACAGGATATTTATGTTGAGTTGTTAAATTTCTTTTGCATGGAAACTATTCTGTATCAAAACGGATATTTCGTTGTTTTGAAAATTCAAAAAGAAGATGATGCTGATTCTTATGATGTTCAAGGTGCAATTGCAGAGGATAAATTTTATCAAATTTTAAGTATACTGCAACAAATCTGTTGTATTGATGAAAAAGAAAATATCGATAATTTAAAATACAAAAATAATCTTGCAAAAAAGCTTTTACAACGGATGAAAGCAAACAAAAAAAAAGAAAAAACTAAAAATGATATTAATATGACGATACCGAATATAATTTCTGCGGTATCGAGCAAGCATCCCTCTCTGAACTACTCTAACATCTGGAATTTGACTATATTTCAATTGTTGGACACATTCAGCAGAATACAAGTAAATTCAATGTATGAAATTGATTCTACAAGGGTATCTGTATGGGGAGATGAGAAGAAAACATTTGACCACACATTGTGGTTCAAAAATGAATACGATAAGAGATAAAGGTCGGCTTACAGTCGGCTTATTTTTATGTTTAGGAGGAAAATAAATATGCCCGAATTAAATAAAGCTAATCGTCAGACATGCGATGTTGATATTCGTATTTTAAAGACTATGGCACCGTTTCTGAAATTCGAGACGGCGAATACCACCACTACCGGTCTGAGCGGTGACAGTGTATATGCAATGGCTAAGGGTGCAAAGAAGATTGCATTCCAGAATCCTATCGAAGGAACTATGTCAATAGAAGCTCAGGTTTATCCTTTCAAGCTCTTTGCTCTGCTTTCAGACGGAGAAATTGAGACAACTTCAGCTTATGCCGATTCTCAGGTTATCAAGTGTGAAACAGAGGGTGAGCTTTCAGTTACGGTGACAAAAGGTGAAATCAAAGCCGGTACAATTTTTGTCTATCCGAAGGGTCAGTACGGAGACGAAAGTGCATTAATTGCTGGTACTTTTGCAACAAACAAGTTCACCGAAACAGCGGAATCCGATAAGAAAATTAAGGTTGGTTCTGAATATGAGGTTGCTTATATTGTAACCCGCACGTCCGGCATTAAGAAGATTTCATTCAATAATAGGAAACTTCCGAAAGATTACTACATAACGCAGAAAACCGTTGATAAGGACGAAGAAGGTCTTCTTACTCCCTTTGTCATGACTGCATACAAGGCAACAATTCAGAGAAACTTTGAGATGTCATTCTCTTCTGAGGGCGACCCCGCAAGTGTCACTTTGACTTTTGACCTTATGGAGGATAAGGAAGGAAATGTTCTTGACTTCACCGAACTCACGGATGATGCCGAGTAAAATTAAATACATCAAGGGCTATCTTATTTGAGGTAGCCCTTCAACCATAGGAGATAGAATGATTAAAGAATGTATCGTTAAACTCAATAATGAGGCGGTCACTGTTGTTGCCTACGGAGATATTGATATTCAGTTTCCGGCAATTCATAAAGAGGTAAAGACACTCTTCGTAAACTGTGAAAACGGCAAATATGAAATAGTTGATAAAGACCGCAAACCGAAAAATGTGACGGTTGAAAAGAAAAACAATAAAAAGAAAACAACTAAAAAAGAAATTTCAGAAATTATAGAGATTAAAGAAGATAATGCGGATGCGTAAAGTTGTATTGTATTTTAACATATAGGGGAATTTACTCTTACAATTTTATGTATTAAGTAAACTCCCCTTTTCTTTTACGCATTTAATTTTAAGCAGATTGGAGAAAGGAAATGAAGAAGATTCAATTTAAAAGTTTGGATGATTGTATAGAATGCTACGGCAGAGAAAACCTGATTGCAATTGATACACTCCCCCAGATTATTTTCTATACAGCAAATGGGGTTCAGCCAAAATATGTATCTGAAAATCAAATAAAGCAAGGAAAAATAAGCTGTTGGTTTCTAAAAAATGAAACTGCATTTGTTTACAAACTTTGGCAGAATTCAAACCCAAAAAAGGAACAAAAAAATGTCAAAAAACAGAGGCAAAATATTTGAGGACGATTTTAAGAAATCCGTACCGAATTATGTTCTGCTTTATCGACTCCCCGATTCGGCACAAGCTTTTGCACCCAAAAGCTCTAATTTAAGATTTAGTAGGAAGAATCCGTTTGATTATCTGCTCTGGGATTCAAAAAGGCATATGCTATATGCTTTGGAATTAAAAACGGTAGCAGGAAAATCAATATCTTTTGAAAAAAATAAGGAAGAACACGGAGAAATTCATTACCATCAAATCGAAGGCTTAAAAGCATGGGACAGATATGATGGGATAATTTGCGGATTTCTCATTGAATTTAGAAAAATCGAAAAAACTATTTTTATTAACATAAATGAATTAGGCAAGCTCATTTCTTTATTGGCTAAGAAAAGTTTTAATTATGATGATTTAGCGCGAAATAAAATCAAGTACATAGTAATCAATCAAAATAAAGTCAGAACCAGATATAAATACGCCGTTGATGAGTTTTTGTCAACAATAAAAGAATAATTTTATTAATATAAGTAACGGAGGAAAATATGGAAAATACAATTACTGTAAAAGAGAATTTAGAACTGACTGAGTATGTCTCTTTAGTTGAAAATATTGCAGAAGGATTCTTTGATGAGGAGGGTAATTATCAGCCCCATATCGGCAAATTAAACACTATGCGCTTATTCTATAATGAATATGTTATTGAGAGTAATTTTGATATTCCGCATGGTTTCAGTGGCGCTTTACAGCTCAGACCGCTTATAAATGACAATGAGTTTATTTATAAATACAATCAGTCGTTAAATGGTGATGGCTATATCCGCCTTGACTTCGCAAATGCTTATAGAGATGCAATGAAAATTGTTAAAACAAAGAAAGATTCGTTAAACGGTTTAATTTTAACAGTAAAAAATGTGATAAAAAAAGCAGTTAATAGCTTCAGTGAATCTCTTTCTGCCGAGAATATTGAGAAGTTATCTAAAATTGCAGAGAGCATAGGCGAGGAAAACTTTGACCTTGATAGTTTCAAGAAGCTTTATACTGATTATCTCAAAAAGGACGAAACCTAATTAACCAAAGGATAATCGTATGCAAGCAAAAAATATGCAGCAGCTCAACTCTATGCTGATGAGAGAACTCCGGAAAGCCATGAATATAACAGCGAACAAAGTGCTTTCTGATATGTATGATGAAACCGGTAGGTTTTATGATACAAAGCCCCCTGCAATTTACGAAAGAACAGGCGCATTAGGAGATACGCCCAGAATTACAGCACTTACATCTATTGGAAACAGCGTATCGTTCGATGCGTATTTAGATACTAACCATGTTTATACAACAGGTAAAAATCCGACTATGACAGATATTCTTAACCTCACAAAGGAACAGCCTGTATATAATAGCAGCGTAGGATATCTGAGAGCAGCAATAGGCAACGGCGGCTTTTGGGAACGCGCAAATCGAAGCATGGAGCATAGGTTAAATGATACGCTAAAAAGTTTCTTTAAATAATTAATATAAAATATCGTAAACAAAACCATATCTTTGTTTGATGCGGGTATAGACAAAATAAAAAAATTATTATACTATAACTATGTAAGAAGTTTTAATATTCATATAAGATATATTTTCAAATGTACACGCAAAAACTATTGACATTTGCATTGTTATAATTATTATGATATAATAATTGTCAAAATATGTTTGAGGATTTATTATAATGAAAAACGAAGAACTACTTTACAAATGCAATCCTGTCGGTTATAAACAAAAATTTAAGAATATTTATATAAAAAATGGAAAAATCAATATTGAAATTAATGACAAAATGTTAAGTAACAAAGTAATCAGGAATATTTCATCTTATTTGAATTACATTAATAATAGATATCGTAGTGTTAACTTTCCTGTACTTTTTATTTTTAAACAAATAGAATTGTTAGACAAATTGTCTTTTGTTCTTCTCGAATGCATAATAAAAACATATATAACATCTCATCATAAAAATATAGAAATATATTTTAACGCAAAAAGTTCAATTCTTACAGATGGAATAACACAGTCTCCTTTGCGTTTTCTTTGCTTAACTTCAAATCATGAGAATACAAACGAAAGAACAGCAATGTTTTTATCAAAATTCAATTCGGACTTAAGTTATCAACATTTTAGAAGATTATTAAAAAACGAATATTTTTCAAAAACCGACAAATTAAGCAAACTGTATGATGAACTAACATACTTTCAAATTCCATTCGGTATAAATCAAGATTGCAGGGATGAAATAACGGAAGTAATAATTGAACTAATCGGGAATGCAGTAGAACATTCCGAATCTGATTGTCTTTTAGATTTTGATATTGTGCAAGATTATATAAATTCAAATAATGAAAAAGTCTATGGAATCAATATAGCAATCCTTAATTTTTCAAATTATCTGTTGGGCGATAAACTTAAAGAAAAATACAATTCTATAATTCAAAATGAAGATGTATCAGAAAATTTTTCACAAATCAGTAAGGCATATTCAAATCATAAGAAGCTCTTTGATATTGAATATACAGAAGAGGACTTTTTTAACATAACGGCATTTCAAAATAAAGTATCGAGCAGATATAACAACCATACAGGAGGAACAGGTTTAACAAAGTTGATAAAAGCTATTGAAGATAAATCAGAAAATCACGCTTGTTATGTTCTCACGGGAAAACGCATTATTTCATTTGATAATAAATATTTGGAATACAATGGCGATTGGATTGGATTTAATGATAATAATGACTTTTTTAACAAAAGACCGCATCCAAGTATCTTAGCGAAAGGTAGTTTCTTTATGCCGGGAACGGCTTATAATTTAAGTTTTATTATGAAAGTAGATGAACCAAACAATGAACAAAACCTATTTTAATCTGTCTTTTGACAAAACTATTACACGATTAGCCGGATATGATTTTGGTGTCGAAACATTTGAAAAGCAAGTTGAAAAAAATATTGACTTTGAAAATCCGCCCATTCATATTGAATTTCCTGATAATATAATAAAAGCCGCCTCATCTTTTGTTCAGGGATTTTTTAAAAAATTAATTGAACATTATGGTTATGCCTTAATCGGAAATCAAGTTTTAATAGAATCAAAAAATCAATCTTTAATTGATTCTATTAAAAATAATTTAATATGAGGAAAACATATGATTGCAGAATTAATTTTGTCTTCATTTGCACTTGCTGCATCAATAACATCTTTTATAATTTCATTTATACAAACCAATAAAAACGCAAAGATTGAATTAAAATCAAAATTCTTTGATACTATTTTCAATGAGTATTTAATAAAAAGAATACCGTTGGCAAGAAAAAAGATTATGTTCAATTCAACAAGTCATAAACTACAAGACACAGATGAACTTATTGAAGTTTTAAGGTCAATGCGTATTGATTCTCTTTATTTTGAATATAATGATAAAAGATTTTATATAGAATTAAAAAAAGCATTGCAACAGTTAGAGGACTACATAACAAACGCAGAAGACAAAGAAATGAGCGGAGAAGAACAAACTGATTTTCTTAATGATTTGCAAAAACATATTTCCCTAATATATAAAATAATAGAAGGACAATATACCGGTAAAAGGTGAAATAATATATCAAAAAGACCAGCACAATCATGTGTTGGTCTTTTTTTTATGAAAGGAGGTATTTAGAGTATGAAAGACGGAAGAACAACTGTATACAATAATATAACCGATGAGGAAAAATTGAAAAGAGTAAATCCCGACAATATACAGCTTGAAAATGACTTTCTCGAATATCTTGAATCCGTTGACAGGTCAAAAAGCACAATCAAGCAATACCGTGCAAATTTACATATATTTTGGTGTTGGAATCTCGACTTCAATAAAAATAAATTCTTTGTCGAATTAACAAAAAGAGAACTGATAAAATTTCAAAATCATGCATTAAATGTGTGGAAATGGTCGCCTCGGAGAATCAGAGTTGTAAAAGCGACAATAAGCAGTCTTTCCAATTTTATCGAATCTATATTGGATGATGAATTTGAGGATTATCGTCCTATTATCAAAAAAATCGAATCTCCGGCAAATGAAGCAGTTCGCACAAAAACGGTATTTCAGGATGAAGATTTAAATTCTCTGCTCTCGGAATTGGTAGATGATAAGGAATATATGAAAGCGTGTATTCTTGCCCTTGCAATTTACAGCGGAAAAAGAAAAGCAGAGTTAACAAGATTTAAAGCATCCTATTTCGATGATAAAAATCTTATTTGTGAAGGTGCGTTATATAAAACTCCTGAAAAAATGCAGACAAAAGGTCGCGGACAAAAAGGCAAACTTCTCGATGTGTATACAATTGCGAAACCTTTTAAGCCATATCTTGATTTGTGGATGCAAGAGAGAAATAAACTTGGCATAGATTCTGATTGGCTTTTTCCAAAAACAAAAAACGGAGAATATATAAACGAACATATTGAAATATCTCTTATGGATTCAATGGCTCGAACTTTCTCCAACATAATCGGGAAACCTTTCTATTGGCATAGTATGAGACACAGATTTGTTTCGATGCTGTCAGAGCAAGGAATACCTGATGATGTTATAAAAGATATAACCGGTTGGAGTGATGTATCAATGGTTTCTGTTTATAAAGATATAGATGCAGAAGACAATTTTGACAAATACTTCGGCTCTGAAGGTATTAAAAAAGTAGAAAAAAAGGATATCTCTGATTTATAAAACAATTTAAATATAAGAAATAAAGTCGCCGATACAGGTGGCTTTTTTTATTTCTGAGGAAGGGGGCATATTGCGTATGTCTGATTTCAGTGCAAATATAAAAGCCGTATTAGATACATCGGGAATACCGAAACAAATAACTGAGATTCAAAATCAGTTAAACAAAATCGGCTCAATAAAAATAACATTAGGCGACGGCAAAAACACTTTAAATGTCACAGCGTTAAATAATGAAATAAAAAACAGTTTATCTAAAACAGGAACTAATGCGGGACAAGCCTTTGCTCAATCGCTAAACAGTTCATTGAATAATATCCATCTTAGAAACGGCGGACTTGGAAATATAAAGAATATGCTCCAAGGCGCAGGATTCAACTCAAAATCAATAGATATCGCAACACAATCTCTCGACAAAATGGTTGTGTCTGTGGCTAAACTTAATACTACTCAGCTTAAAAACGGAAATATCCGTATTAAAATAAACGGTATCGATGAGGTTGGCAGAGCTGTTAATATAGTTCGTGATTTTGATAAAGAAACCGGTCGTGTAGTTAATACGACTAAAAGTTTTTCTCAATCGTTCAAATTGGTATCCGACTCCGTAAAGAATACATTATCTAATAACATCCAAGCATGGATGAACAAAAACGGAGAATCTGCAAGTCAATTTAGAAATGAATTAGAAAGCCTTCAAAAACAATTAAAAGGAAATGTTACATCTGATTCATATTCAAATATAGCCAATAGATTTAAGGAGATAACATCAGAAGTTGCTGCTTCAAAAGCAGGGATAAAAAATTATAAATCTGAACTTGCTGATATAAAGTTAAAAATTGATATCGGAACTTTTAAAAGTCAAATTGACAGTATAGAAAGTGCTTTTAAGAAAATCGGAATCGACGAAAATGCACTGTCAGCAAATGATAACCTTACAGATGGGCAGAAAGCACAAAAAAGAGTTGTTGATAATACTAACAGGTTAAAAAATGCATATGCGACAATGACAAGTTCTTCAGCATCGCCGGAACAAAAGGTGGATGCATATAAAGAATTTAATACCGTTCTTGCAACTACGCGTTCTCAATTATCAAGTGTCGTAAAAGCTGAGAGTGAATTTGCAAAGCATTCGAAGGAAGTTGAACAAGCAGAAGCAACACTGACAAAATCAAAAACATTATCAAACAACATCCAAACATGGATGAATCAGAATACTAAAGCTGCCGATAGGTTTGGTGAAGAATTAAAAGAGTTACAGCAACAACTAAATAATAATAGTGACCCCTTGACGCTAAAAAATGTCAAACTGAAATTTGCGGAAATAAAATCTGAAGCAAAAGCGTTAG